CCCCCCCCCCCCCCCCGCCATCGCCCCCCCCACCACCGGCACCCCGTCATCCCCCCCCCCCCCTGCCTCCCCCACCCCCCCAAAACGACCCGCCCACCCGCCTGCCCCACCCGCCAACCCCGCTACACCACCCGCGACCACGCGTTGGCCGCACTCCTCCCCACCATCACCCACACCCACCACCACACACCGGCCGCATGCGACCACTGCAACGGATGGCACAACACGGAGACCCCCAGGGAGTACCAGTGATTCCACCCAAACCCGCCGCGCACCTCCCGAAGAAACCGGCCCGCCGCCGCTACATCAGCGCCGGCACCGAGCAGCTCCTCCGCGACTGCTTCGCCGGCCTCGTCCCCGCCCACGTCATCGAGGAAGCACTCCGGCAGATGGCCATCCGCGAAGGGCGACTCCGGGCGCCACGGACAAAGCCCGGGAGGCAGGCGTGAGAAGCCCTGCCTACGAGGGCAAGCCGCTCAGCCCCGGCCAGCTCGCCGCGCTCCGCCTGGCCGCGTCCGGCTACACGAGCCGCCAGATCGCGGCCCGCCTCGACACGACCGAGCAGGGCGTCCACCTCCGCCTGAAGGAAGCCGCCGCCCGCCTCGGTGCCCGGTCCCGCACACACGCCGTCGTCATCGCCCTGCGGCGGCACGTCATCCACTTCGACGAAATCGAACTCGACCAGCACCAGGAGCACGCCGCATGACCGTCACGCACCACCCCGAGCCACTGCTGGATGAGCACTGGCAGGGCGAGGAACTCGCCGCCGACGACACCCACCGCTACCTGTGGATCTGGCAGGGCTTCAACATCCGCCTCATCGCCGTCCCCCACGACGATGATCTCGGCTACGACCACGGCTGGTGCTACCCCCGCGACCCGGCCGCGGTACGGGCCGCCGTCGCCGCCTGGGATCCCGACATCCAAGACGAGCCCGCCGGCTGGCACAAACGGCCCACCATGCCCGTCCGCCGCGCCCCACACCGCGACAAGGAGCCGGACTACAACCGGCCGCGCTGCGCGCACGGCTGCTACCTCCATGACGGCTGCCGCACCATCGGCTGCCCCGAAGGGATCGACGCGTGACCGACTCCGATCACGACCCCGTCGACATGCAGGAACCAGGCCGGGCCTGGATGGACGGCCACCTCAGCAGCAAGGAGTACTTCGACCTCATCCGCCGCGGCAACCCGCCAGCCACACCCCGGCCCACACCCCTCGACCGACTCCGGCGATGGCTCCGGCGACGGAAAGGATGAACACGGCGAAGGCCCGCACCCAGATGGGTGCGGGCCTCTTTTCGTGCGCCTCGCTACGACTTCGGCACGCCGTACCGGTCCACGAACGTCGCCACGGCATCCGGGTCGCGGCGCATTGCGGCCCACAACTGGTTCCGGCGGAAGCCTTCGCGGCCGACCTCCAGGACCTTCTCGTAGCCGTCGCGTGCCTCGACCAGGCGTTCCACTGCCAAGAACTCGATGATGTCCTCCAGGCAGGGACGGAAGCGTTTCCCGCCTACCGGGAAGTGCAGCTGCGCGAACGACCGGCCTGTATCCGTCTTCGGATCATTCAGCGTGCCGAACAGCTCCGACGCCCCGTACACCTGCAGGTGAGCGTCCGGGTAGCCGTCCGCCTTGTCTCGCTCGTAGTCGTAGTGGAACAGCCCGTGCTTTGCATCCTGTGAGCCGAACACGCCGAAGAACGACTTGTGGACCATCAGGTGCTCGCGCTCGGCGTCGAGGCGCAGCTGGAAGCTGACGTCCATCCACAGCTCGACCTTCGGTGCCCGCGGTTTCAGCCGGAAACGCTGCGCCGTCATCGTGGTCTTGTCGATCAGGTGCCCGAGCGCGAAAAGGCGGTCGTCGCCCTTGGAGAGCGCGACCGCCTTTATCTGGACGTGATTAGCGATGGTGCAGTTCAGGAGATTCTGGATCTCCTTGGCGAATCTGTTCGTCTGGTTGCGAAGCTTGTCAGAGATCAAGTGCGCCGCCGATAGATACCCACAGCGACTGTGCCTGCGCTGAGCTGAAGTCGCGCCGGCGCGCCATGTCCCGCAGCTCTGCGTAGGTCAGACCGATCCGGTCCAGGGCCGCGTAGGCGGCCTCACGGAACTCTTCCTCGGACAGTTCGGTGATGACGTCGTCGTCGTGATCCGAAGCCCGCTGCTCTTGGATGGTCATCTGAATCGCCCCTACCCCCCGGTAGCTTTCTCGATGACAGTAGTGTCCCATCAGGGTCTGACACTGTGACCGCCGTCACTAGCCGCTGTCCAGCCAGACGGCTCATCTGTCGAATTCTTCCCCCTTGGGGATGACCTGCACCCATCCGACTAGCCCTCTTGTACGCATCCAAGCGCCACCGCGTTCGAAGTGGCCCGGGCCTTGCTCGGCCGCCTACGGCACCCACTGCTCCGTGCACGCCAGGCAGATCCTGCGGTTCGCCCACGCGGCCCGGGCGTGGTCGCTCGCCTCCGCCTTCTTGTGGATCACGAAACCCCAGCCACCCCCAGCGGCGAGCGCCACCAGTCCCGCGAGGATCTCGCCCGACACCAGCGCGTACAACCCCACCAGAGCCAGCCCCGCCGCCAGCAGATACGAACCGTCGGCCCCGGCCGGCTCCGCGTAGGTGGACCTGTGCGGTGACCCGGTAGGCAGACCGTCCACGTAGTGCGACAGGAGTTGGACGTTCGACGAACCGCATTTCGGGCTTGGACAGTTCACGGCAACCTCGGCTGTGGCGCAGGGAGTTGAGGCCAGCAGCGTCCAGCGGAAGGAGACGCTCCGCCAAGCCGTCGACGGCGTCTGTGAGCGGGGCCACAGGCGGGCGACACCAGGGGTCCCGCCCGACGCAGACGAGACGTTCGGGTGACCGTCAGGACACCGACCGCAGCGGGAAGAAGGCGAGCTGCTGCGCCTGCTTGCCCTCGCGTGCGCCCGCGCGAACAGCTGGCGGGAAGCGAGGAAGGCGTCTCCTCTTCGAGGAGCGGGATATTCCAGCCAGCCTTCTTCCAGGTAGTGGTCTTACGTAGTTGACCCCCCAATCGCGGGACTCCGGACAGTCCGGCACCCGGAGCGTCCGGCTCCCGGAAAATTAGGGGTCCGGTGAGATCTGCTTCAGCAGCAGCAACAGGCCCTCCGGGGTGTCGCTCACGAGCGTCGTCGTCTGCCACCGCCCGCCCTTGCCCTTCTCCTTCGCATGCGTCACCAAGCCGGCGGCCCGCAGCTCCTTCAGGGCCTCGCGGATCGCGTGCTCGCCCTCGCCTTTGCCGCCTGCGGCCTTGTGGAGGTAGGCGAGCCGCTCGACAGTCATCCCGCTACCGTCGGGCTGAGACAGGAAGGTGACGAGCAGGCCCTTCGCCTTCAGACTCAGGACGTAGTTCCGGGCGACATGCTGGTTACTGGTCGGCGTCCAGCCGCTCTTCGGCTTGGAGCGGAACGTCCTCAACTGGCCACCGCCTGGTGGCGACATTGCGGCGTCATCGGTATCGTCATGCGTATACCTCGCTTGGCGGTGAGGGCGAACGAAGCGGGTGGCGACCCGCTTTGGATAGGCAAAGCGGCCGGACGGAATGAGCCCCGTCCGGCCGCTTCTTTTTGCTGCAATTCTAGGTGGCGGATGTGGCCCAAGTCGGCCATTCCGCCCGGCAATTCGCCGTCAGATCCGACTCGTGACGAACGGCTCCGGCAGCCCCGGCAGGCCGACGTCGAAGACCTGCGCCAGCAAGTAGCGGGCCACTGTGTCGTGCTCCAGCTCGGAGCGCCCCGTCGGCATCGACAGGTACAGCTCGCCGTTCTTCCGCTGCACGACCGCCCCGAAGAAGGTGCGGTCGGCGATCGAACTCGGCACGATCTCCGCGCCGGCCTCGGAGAGCAGGTCGGCGAGCGGGGCGTCGAGGATGCGGTCCGGCGACAGGGCGGGTGTGGCGTATGACGCAGGCGCGTGGGCAGCCTTGCGCAGTAAGGTGTGCATCTGGCCTCTTCTCTAGCGGGGAGTGGTTGTGGATCGGCGAGTTCGCGCTCGCCGGTTCGATCCGGCCCGGTGTTCGCGCACCGGGCCGCTCGCTTTTGAGGACGGATCAATTGTCGCGCCTGCTCACACTGTGATTGCTGTGTTCGGCGTCACATTTGCGGCCCGCCTGACGGGGCTCCTACTGCGACAACGCCTCGTCGAGGTACTCCTGAACCGGCTCGAACAGGCCGTAGGGCACCAGGCCGGGGATCTCCTCGTGTCGCACCCAGGCCACCTTGTCGAGCTCGTCAGCGTCGGCGACATACGCCTCGCCGGACACCGTCTTGCATGCCGTGTACGCCATGAACTTGCCGGACTTCGGGTGCACCCGGTCGCCGATGTACTTCACGACCTTCACCGTCAGGCCCGTCTCCTCGAGCGTCTCCCGCACGGCAGCCTGCTCCGCCGTCTCCCCGTCCTCGACGCCGCCGGCCGGGAACTGCCAGGACAGTTCGCCCTCCTTCACGCGGCGGCGCACCATCAGGACACGCTCACCGTCGGTGATGATCGCGGCGGACACGTCGGGCTTCTTCGTCTCGGTGGTCATACGGTGGCCTCCAGTGCCTCGAGGATCGGCGGGTAGATGCGGTCGTTGGGGATGTAGCGCGCGAGCCCGTCTATCGGGGCCCACGCCACGGCGACGTTCTCGGAGGAATCCCCATTGATCGCCTCGCCGTGCACGTAATCGCAAATGAAGTATGAGCAGAGCGCGCGCGTGATCGGATGGAGCCGTTCACCCAAGTGCTCGCGGACCATGCAGTGAATGCCGGTCTCGTCCAGGGTTTCCCGGACCGCGACTTTCGCCGCCGAGCCGCCCGGCTTCACGATGCCCGCCGGGAACTGCCAGGTGATGTCATCGCCGTCCTGCCTGCACACAAGCAGCACGTCACCGCCCCGGCGGACCACGGCGATCGCCACCCGCAACGCCTGCGCCTCCGGCTGTGGCGCCGCTATCCGCGACAAATGGATAAACCGCCTGCGCACCGCATCACCTGCCTTCTCGTAAGCCGTGTCCAGGATTCGCTGCGTTTCGCGCTGCGGAATCATGTTCGGCGAGGCGTGCCAATTGGCGACGCTGCGCACCGATACTCCGAGGCGACCCGCGAACTCTTCCTGGGTCATGTCGAATGCTTCCTGGAGCCAGGCCGCTTGCTGCCCGTTCCACTGCTGTACGACGTCCACTATCGGCTCCCGAGCCGCTGTCGTGGGCCTTCTCGCAACGGGACTGCATGGTGTCTGCATGTCCGCTGCATGATCACTGCATGTTGCTGCACGGGGTCTTCATGGCCTGGGCGCGCACGCACGCGAAGACTCGATCCCATGGATTCCCGGTCACTCTCCCTTGCCGTACTGGAAGGCGCGTTGGAGCGAGACGTCTCCCATGGCCTCCCCGATCTCCTTCCATGTCTTCCCCTCGTCGCGGAAGCCCAGAGCGATCTCCTGACGCTGCCGCCTCCGCCACAGCTCCAGCTCGTCCTCGAGGAACTCGGCGAGGCTGAGGTAGGCGGCCCAGCGCTCATTCAGGTCAGTGATCGCGCGCAGCTGCTCGTCGTAGCGGGTGAAGGGAGCGTCGGGGGAGTCGGCCATGACGCGAGAGTACGGGCCATCCGACGCCCACTCAAGACGCAACTAGAAGAGTTGAGTTGGGCGCTTGACTCGCCGCCGCGAGCCCTCTACGGTCGTACCAAGTCTTCAAGGCGACACCTAGAAGACGGCAACTTCGTCGTCCACTCCTACCGGACCCAGTCCGCGGACGGCACCCCACAAAAGAAGACGGGCCGGACACCGCGACTCCTACATCGCAGGCCGGCCCTCACCACGAGGAATCTCTGAAGGGTCCCCTCATGGCTACGAAGCAGCTTACCGGTGCGCCGACGCGCGCCGATCACCACCGCCCCACCGCCCCGCTTCCGGCTGGCGTCGAGTCGCTGGCCTGCGGCCTGGATGTGAAGCTGGCGTCTCCCGCGGATCTGCTGCGTGCACAGATCGGCCGCCTGGAAGAGTCGCTGTGGATCCAGTCGGAGGGCATCCGCGCGGATCTCGCGACGATGCGGGATCTGTCGCTGCCGGAGCTGGACCGGGCCGCCGCGGAGGGATCCTTCCACTCCACGATGAGGGAGATCGCTTCTCTGCGGCATCAGATCCGGCTGTTGGAGGCGGCCCTCGGCGCGCTGGCCCGGTACACGGATGCCGAGGTGACGTACCGGATGCTGGCGAAGTCGACGGCATGGATGGCGCCTGGCGAGTACGACCGGATGCTGTGCGTCGTCGACGCGATGGCCGGCGCTCGTGCGGAGCTCAAGACCGCCGGGATGCTGCACCTGATCGGCGGTGGCGTCTGATGGCCCGCGAGGTGTACGCCGAGTTTGCGGCCGGTAGCCCGCGCGGTTCCTGGCCGGCGGAGGAGAAGGCGGCCGAGCTGACCCGGTCCGGAACTCCGGCGACTGTCCGCATGGACTTGGACCGTGACCGCTTCGTGGTCGTGCCCGTCGAGGAGTCGCGATGACGGCCGACCAGTGGGCGGAGCTGCGTCGCAAGCTCGCAGAGGTCAACCGCCGCTCCGAGTCCCGGCCGAAGGCCTAACCCCCCAAGACGGCCGCGGTGGCGGTCCGACAATCCCCCCGTCCCGCCACCGCGGCTCCCAATCCCGAACCACCCCACCTTGTTGACCACTCGAAAGGCACCCCCATGTCTACGTCCCTGCTGTTTGACGCCGATCTCGCCGCGTCGGAACTCGGCCGGAAGCGTCGCGCCGCGATGCCTGTTGAGGCGCAGATCGTCGCCTCGTACCAGTCGGCCCGGTCTGATGGTGACCGCGAGCAGATGCGGCTCCTCCGCCGCAACGCCGCCGCCCTCGACCCGGAGCTGCTGGCTGAGCTCGACGGCTTCGACTACCCGGCAGCGGCGTGATGGGCGGCTGTGTGTTCTGCCGGATCGTGGCCGGGGATGCCCCGGCCGAGGTGGTCCGCGACTGGCCGGATGCGGTGGCGTTCACGCCGCTGAACCCGGCGACCGATGGGCACGTCCTCGTCGTTCCCCGCATCCACGTCGCGGATTTCACCACCGATCCGGATGTCACCGGTGCGACGGCCAAGCGTGCCGCCGAACTCGCCCAGGCACACGACTTGGTGAGCGCCAACCTGATCACCAGCAAGGGCCGGGCGGCCACCCAGTCCGTGTTCCACCTGCACCTGCACCTGGTTCCCCGGCGTGCAGGCGACGGGCTGCTGCTGCCGTGGTCCGAGCCGGCCGTCAACACCGTAGAGATTACGGCCTCGTCGGGTGTCTTCCACACCGGCATAGGAGCCCAGCACGTGCACGTCGGCAGCCGATAGCCCACCGCATCAAGCCTTCGGCAGGCCGAGTTCGGGCCTGCGCCTCGACAGCAGCCGAGGGCACGCACCACCAACCCAAACCGAATGACATCCAGGAGGAACCAGATGGGACGCAAGAACAACGACGTCGAGCGGAACTCCGACGTGGAGCGCGGCCACCGGCTGATGGACAGCGTCCGTGAAATCCGTGACACCGAGGGTCTCAGCGACTTCGCCAGGGTCGTCACGCAGGGCCTGCACGGGCAGGGCGGCGCCGACTACCCGCCCAAGGGCCACGACTACCCGAAGGTCTGAGCCTCCAGCCCCCGCCGGACCGAACCCGGGTCTACGCCTCGAACGCGGGCGGGCGGCACGCACCACCCATCCATCCAGCACACGAGAGGAAGCCCATGGCTGACGACGCCAAGCAGCAGATCGCCGCTTACGAGCAGGGTGCCGCGCAGGCCCGCGAATTCCAGACCCGAATGCTCGCGGCCGGGGATCCCGACACCGCGCAGGCCGCCAGCCAGCTGACGGACGGCTACCTGGACGCCATCAACAACACCAACCGCTGACCAGCTGCCCGATCCGCCGGTCTCGTACCGGCGGTGAGGGGAACCGCGCCAGCGTTCCACCACCCAACGAGAGGAGCCCTGATGGGCCGCTTCAGCAAGTCGTCTGCCGAGCGTGCCGAGTACCGCGACGCGAAGGCCGAACTGGCCACCCACACCGATCCCGACTCCGACAAGTTCGTCGCCGCCAACGACCGCGTCGTCGCCGCGCAGAAGGACCTGCCTGTCTGGCACCCCAGCAGGCGCGGCTGACCGGTTGCCCGATCCGCCCAACCCCTTGAGAGGAGCCCGTAGTGCACGCCTATCTGATCACCGCGAAGCCTGGCCGGCTGCATCGTGCGGCCGTGTGGGCGGGCCGGTGGGCGCTGCGGGCCCTCGCCCTGACCGTCATGTGCGCGCTCGGGGCGGTCGTGTTCACGGTCCGCTGCGCCCGCCCGGTCATCAACTACCTGGCCATCCGGGCCGCGTGGTTGGAGCTGTGGGCCGCCTCGGTGACCGGGATCGGCCCAGTCGGCGCGGCTGTCGGCTCCGGGCTGACCGACGAGTTCGTCCGCGAATTCCACAAGGCGCGTACCAGCGCGCCCGCCTGAGAGGAAGTCATGAAGAAGCCCCACATCATCGAGGCGATCGGCGGTGCCGCGACCGCCGTGCTCACCGGAACCACGGCCGTAAACCTCGCTGGCCACGATGTCGGCTTGCTGACCATCCTGGCCGTCGCCCTGTCCATGCTGTCGACCGGCCTGACCCTCACCGGGCAGATCACGAAGGCTGCGACCACCGAGGCGTACCGGTGCTCGGCGCAGGGCTGCACGGTCGAGATCCGCGCCACCCGCAACCATGCGCCCGAGCGGCTTGCCGTCCTGCGGGAGATGGCCACCGATCACAGTCGTCACGGATCGGCGGCCGTCTGATGCCGCTCACATTCCGCAAGTCGTTCCGGATCCTGCCCGGGGTCCGCCTGAACATCAACCGGCGCTCCTGGTCGGTGACGCTGGGCGGCGGCAACGGGCCGCGGTGGACGCGGAGTTCGACCGGCCGCAACACCGTTTCCCAGAACCTGCCGGGCGGCTTCGGCTACCGGCGCACCACCACCCGACGTAGCCGAGGAGGCCGCTGACATGCGCCTGAGCCGTCCCGTCCTGATCGCCATCGGCGTCGTCTCCGCCCTGCTGGCCGTCGCCGTCTCGTCCGCCATCGAAGAGCTCGGAGCACCCGGCCCGGCGACGGTTGCCGCGGCCGTCGGCGTGTTCTACGCGACCGCCTACGGCCTGGCCAACGCCACCGCAACGTTCATCGCCTACCGCGCCGCCCGCCGCGGCTGAACCTGAAAGGACCCGATCCGCCATGACCGCCAGCCCGCCCCTGAACGGCCACCAGAGGCCGGCCATGCCCGTACTCGGGGACTGGCGGCCCGCCACACCCGAGCCCGAGCCCGTCAAGGAACAGCGCGACCCCCAGCCCGAGCCGGCAGTCGAGACGGCGAAGTCGGACACGATCGCCCAGGCCGAAGCTGAAGCGATCCGAGCCCGCGCCTGGGCCGAGAGCGAAGAGCGCCGCATCAAGGCCGAAGCCGAAGCCAAGGCCATCGAGCTCAAAGCGGCAGCCGAGGCGGAGAAGCAGCGCCTCGCCAACGAGCGCCAGCGCATGCAGCTGGAACAGAAGTCTGCCGAGCACGAGGCCCGGATCGCCGAGGCCAACCGGAAGCGTGAGGAAGCCGAGCGGGCTACCGAGAACGCCCGGCGGCAGGCCGAAGAGGAGCAGGAGCAGGCAGCAGCAGCTGCCGAAGAGATCGCTGCCGCAGATGACAAGTGGCGGTCCTACGCGCTCTGGTTCTACCGCGTGTGCGCTGTCGTCGCGCTGCCCGTGCAGCTCAACGCCTTCTACGACCGGGATGCGCTGTGGTTGATGGCCGCACCGCTGATGCTCGAAGGTGGCGCCTGGGTCGTGCAGAAGGGTGCGGCGTCTGCCGTCGCCAACGGCCGCCCGTCGTGGCACTACCGGCTCATCGCCTGGCTGCTCGCCTTCATCGCTGCTGGCATCAACCTGTGGCACGGCCTCAACGCCTTCGACCCCGCCACTGCACTTGGTACGGCGTTCGCGTCGATCGCCGGCCCCGGCGTGTGGGACCTTCACGAGCACGGCCGCATCCGCCGCCGCGACGGCGCGCTGACCCGCCGGGAGCGGAGGGCGCGCGACAAGGCGGCCAAGGCGGAGGCCGCGCAGAGGACCGCCGAGGAGAAGCGTCGCGCCGCCGAGAAGGCAGCTGCGGAGAAGGCGGCCGAGGATGCGCGCACGGAACTCACCGAGCGGCGCATGCGGCTCTTCCCGAAGGTGTGGGAGCACGCGGAGAAGCTCGCAGCGGACCTCGGCGAGACCGATCCGAACGCGGTTTGGGCGCGCGCCAAGCTCGACGTCGAGGGCGCCAAGCCGGGCGAATCCGCGGAGGTCTTCCGCATGCGCAACGCCGCCGAAGCGCGCGTCGACGCGGCCCGCGAAAAGCGCTCCGTAAACGGATCATCACCGCAGGTCGCTTCGCAAGTGCTCGGTCCGAAGAAGCCCCGCGTCTACAACCCGCCTGCGCGCCCCGGCCGGCGCACCAAAGGCGACGTGAAGTACAGCCCCGTAGCGAGCCGTCAGGCGTCCATCGCAGCCCGCGATGCCGCCGCCAAGAAGACCGTCGAGAAGGACCCGTCATGAGCCTCGACCAGCACCCCGACCTCCCCCCGGACTGGGACCTGTCCAAGGTGATCCCCGGCGAGCTGCACGTGCCCGACGACCTGTCCGGTGAGGACATCGCGCCCGGCATCGTCGTCCCCTACGAGTCCCGGCCGCCCGTCCTCCGGCAGGCCGGTTCCGCGGCGATGGTCGTCGCGGCGAAGACCGGGCGGGCGTGTGGTCTGTCGGCCCGCTGGTTCTTTGCCGGCGCGGGTGCGGTCGGCTTCCTTGGCTGGCGGTACGTGCGCGCCCACGACCTCCAGGAGACTCTCGGCGGCATGTCGAAGAGCTCCGACTGGAACAAGGTCGACATCGTGCGCCGGAAGCGGTGGCGGCTCCTCGGCTGGACGGCGGGCATCACCACCGGCCTCAACCTGGCCGGCTGGTGGGCGCTGGTCCGCTTCGGTGAGATGACCGCCCTCGACTGGTCGTGGGTGATTCCGCCCACGACGACCGCAGCGATCGCCGCCACCCTGGTCACCATGTACGGGCGGTACCGGGTCAACCGGCCCGAGATCGGCCCCATGCAGATGATCGCCGACCAGGACAACCCCGAGTCCGACGAGCCGTTCCCGCTTGCCCTGTGCACCTCGCCCGGCATGGTCGAGGACTGCGTGTCCCGCGCCTTCGCGTGGGAAGGAATCGGCACCCGTGCCATCCGGGCGCTCGGCTTCCGCGGCAAGTTCTGGGAGATCGACGTTGTCCTCAAGGGCTCCACCCCCGGCAAGGTCAACGCCGTCGCCGAGCAGTTGGACGCCCACTTCAACATCAAGGCTGGCGGCACGCTCATCGACCCCGACCCGGCCGAGTCCGCGCACATCGTGCTGCGCCTCGTCACCGGCAACCCGTTCGAGGATATGCCGAAGCCCCGGGTGCACGCCCCGAACAGCCTCGACATCGCCGACGCCCACCACTTCGGCCGCTGCATGGACAGCAGCGACCTCACCCTCGTCATCGAAGGCCAGCGGATCCTCGTCATCGGCGTCTCCGGCGCCGCCAAGTCCACCGGCGTGCTGCGCGACCTGGCCGAAGTCATCACCGCCTGCCACAACGCGATCGCCCTCGACTTCGACCCCGTCAAGGATGGTCTGCGCGAGTTCGAAGGCGTCATGGCCGCCCCGCCGATCCGCGGCAACAGGGCCTGCGAGGAGTGGCTGGAGCACCTGGTGAAGATGGCCAAGGGCCGCAACGTCGTGCGAAACCGGCTCGGCATGGGCGACACGTGGGTGGCCACCCGGGAGCACCCGGCGATCATCGGGTTCTTCGACGAGTTCATCTATATGAGCCCGTTGGCCAAGGAGCGGTTCATCGAGCTGCTGCGGATCGGCAAGCAGTCTGGCATTTACGTGGTGGCCGCCGGCCAGGACGCCACCTCGGACGCCATGGGTGACGCGATCGCCGACACCTTCACCACGAAGATCATGCTCGCCTCCCGGTGGGACGACATCCGCATCGTCCTCGGCCAGGGCGCCGCCGCGAAGGGCTTCCGCCCCGACCGGCTCGTCCCGGCGCAGAACAAGGACATCAAGAACGACGCCGGACAGTCCTACATCAAGGGCCCGGGGCTCGACCGGCCGCTGCTGTACGGGTGGAACGAGCACAGCCGCAGCGGCATCCAGCAGTCCGTCGCCGACCGCAAGGCCGCGGGCCGACCGTGGTTCGACCGGGACACGCTCGCCGCCGCCGGTCTGCTCCACCTCGCCGACGGCGGATCGGGGGAGAAGCGCATCCCGGGCGACCGACAGATCGTGTTCGACGCCATCGAGGTCATGGCCGAGGCCGGCGTCGAGCGGATCCGCCCCGAGCCGCTCGCCGAAGCGCTCGCCGAGTTCAACCCGGACCTGTACGAGGACCTCACCGTGGCCGAGCTGAGGAAGCTCCTCAAGGACGTCGGGGTCGGCGCTCCGGTCCCTATCGGCGACATCGACGGCCTGATCAACCCGCGCGGCTACAAGCTCGAAGCGTTGACCGTTCTGACCTGATATGCGCACTGCTCGCGGGGTGCTCGGCACTGCTCGACCGCAGGTCACAGCTGCTCGACCAGGTGCTCGGACAACTGCTCGCCGAAACCGCGAGCACCCCGCGAGCAGCACCCCGAGCGGCTGTGACCTGCAACGGAGCACCAGCGAGCAGCACGCGAGCACCTCTCAAACCACCATAAAAAGATCACTCGCTTGAGGAGTCTGACCATGCCCGCGAAGCGCAAGCCGGCCCGCCGAACCGCCCCTGCGCGCGGCCGTAAGTCCACCGCCCGGACCTCCGCACGTAAGCACCCCGCTCGCCGGGTCAGGATCCCGAAAGGTGGGCCGATCCACGCCCGGATCGGCGCCAAGATGGTCCTCTTCGCCGTCTCGCACCTCGACCGGCGCGACGACACCGTCCTCTCCCGCAAGAACGCGGCCATCCTCAAGCTGACACACGAGGGCTGCCCCACCTGTAAGGGTCTCGGGCAGATCTACACCAAGGACAAGAAGACCGGCGCGTTCACCGGCGCCAAGCGCTGCCCCGCCAAACCGACCAAGCAGCACGTCTCCAAGTGGGCCGTGTACAAGGCCAGTCGGTTCGGGCCCGACAAGAGCACCGGCCTACTCGGCTGGGCCTGCCCGTGCGGGAAGAAGGAGAAACCCCGCTACAGGGACGCCAAAGCCGCCACCGCAGGACTGCGCGCCCATGAGCGGCAGAAGCACGGCGGCAGCAGCGTCGGCGGGGCCTGGTACGCGCAGGTCAGCGAAGAAGCCAAGCAGGCCGCAGACCCACAGCGAGAACCGATGCCGTCGAAGGTCGTCGCCGACTCCGGCATGACCGACCAGCAGTGGATCAAGAAGAACAAAGGCATGCCCGTCGGCAAAGCCATCGCCGCCGGCAAGTGCTGGAAGTGCTCCGGCGACGGCAAGCTCCACGCCGTCTTCGGCGACGAACAAATCCTCGTCGTCTGCCCCGAATGCAAAGGCAGCGGCAAGCCCGCCGTAGCCACCGCCAGTTGAGAGAGGAACCCCACCCGCCATGTACGACCTGCCCGAGCCGCCTGCCGCCCCCGTGGCCGGGCAGGCCACCCCGACCGACGCCGACCGTGAGCGGATCCGGCGCCTGTTCGCCGCCGTCGAGGAGATTGCCGCCGACAAGCCCACCGCGATTCGCATCGACGACCCGGCCGTGCCGTCATGGGCCGACGGATCTCGCATCGGCACCGCCCCGCCCGTCGAGCAGCCTGGGCGGCCGTCGATGACGCCGCAGGCGACCGGCGCCAGCGTGATGATGATCGCGGCCGGGTGGCTCAGCCTCTGCCTCGGCGCCGCAGTCTCGGCCGTCTTGTACTTCTCGCACGGCGCCAACGAGACCGTCGTCATCGCCCTGTGCGCGGCCCCGCCCGTCACGTTCTTCTCCCTCGGCGCCCTCGTGAAGAAGGTCAAGCAGGCCGCACCCGACGTGATCAACAATCACTACAACGGGCCCGTCCACCAGGACCAGCGCGAGGTGAAGAACAAGAACACCGGCATCTGGGTCAAGAACACCAACGGCTGAGCCTGATCAGCCAGCAGAAAGGCCCCGTCCGCTGTCATCGCGGGTCGGGGCCTTCGTCGTGGGTGCGGGGACTGCTCGCGCCACCCAGCCTGTACCGGCCGCGTCGGTAGGCAGCGTCGCCGGCCGGGCGTCCAGCAGCAGGCAGATCCGATCCAACTCCCGCTGACAGACCGCCCGGCTCTTCGCCCGCACCATGAACACCACATCGTCCATACCCGCAGTGTGGCGCGGCGGGTGGGGGAGCGGGGGCCGAATCCGGGAAGCGGCTACGGGCGCCACGTCTCGTCGTAGCCGCGCGCTCCGCGGTGCTCGTCAGCGAGGAGCCGCAGCTGGATGTCGGCGATCCTGCCCGTCGGGCCAGCCGTACCCAGGTAGGGGACGACGGTCTCGTCGAGGAACCGGGTGCGGGTTTCGGCGGCGTGGACTCTGCTGCGGGCCTGCTGTGCCGCGTCGGCCGGCTGCAGCCCGAGGTCGGCACCTGCGCTCATCGTGAAGGCTCTGGCCATCGACTGGGCGATGTCGAGCTTGTCGGCGTACTGCTGGCGCAGGAAGTCGACCATGGCGGCCTGCTCCGGGGTCATTTGCTCGGTTCCGCAGCTTGGGCGCGCTTGGCTTCGATCTCGCGGCCGACGGTGGGTTCCCGCTTCCGTTCGGCGCCGACGTTGCGGGCGATGCGTCGGAAGAACTCGTCGGATAGCCCGGTCAGTTTGGCGAGTTCGGCGGGTGTGGACCCGGCGAGCAGGTCGTCTGCCGCCCGCTTGCGGACTTCTTCGAGTTCGGCTTTGGCGGCTTCGTGGTGGCGCTTGTGGCGGGCGTAGATCCGCTGGTTTTCGTCGTCGGGTGTGTGGTCGGTGGCCATGGGCTCATGTTCGCACAACGCGTTGGCCAACGGGAAGGCCACTTGTGTTGGGGGACCTAAAGAATCATGGAGGCCAACGTGGTGGCCTCTTGCATGGCCAACATGTTGGCCTCTAGAGTGGAGTTATCGCCAGGGAGACCAGCAGGGGAGACGGAAATGCAGACCACTCGCAAAACCTGGAAGGCCATCCTCGAACTCGCCGAGCAGGACACCGGGGAGGGGCGCACCTGCAATCAGCTGGTCTCTGGATTCCTTGCTGCCAGGCAGGGCGAACGCCCTGACGTCGAGGTTCACGCTGGACGGTTCCGAATTGGGCAGCGCGTCCGCACCACCGTGGACACCCTCGGCCTCTCGCCCGCCACCCCTTTCCCGGCCGGAACGTTCGGCACCGTCGCCAATCTCCCCGACGAGTGGGGTGACTACGGCGTCGTCCTCGATGGCGAGCCGTCCGGACGCAGGCACGCCTACGGCGACAACGAACTCGCCCCAGCCCTCACCCTGCTCACCTGAACCCGTGAGACGCCCCACGCGGCCCGGCCTTCACCGGCCGGGCCCGCCGATCCACCGCACACCCGCACCAAGGGGGACCCGCAGATGCTCGCCACCGCCAAGCTCCGCAGTCGCACCAAGACGGCCGCCCGCACCGCCGTCAAGGCCCTCCGGTACTGCTGCATCTCCGGCATCGTCGCCGTCCTCGTCGACGGCGGGCAGCTCATCCGCACCGGCGATGCTCTCGACCGTTTCGGCGGTGGCGACCTCCCCGACGGTCAGCAGTCCTGGTACGGGCGGCACGTCGCCAAGGCGTACCGCAAGACGCACGGCGGCGACGCCATCCGCGTGTGGGCCCGGCACCGCACCACCGGCCGCTGGATCCACGTTCACGTATACGCCCCCGCCGACCCGGCGTTGCTTGTCGGCCTCCGCAGCTACAAGGCCACCCGGCACCTCGCTGACCGCGCCAACTTCGCGGAGGCCGCCTAAACCAACTTCGCCGCTCGCCTCCCGCTCGCCGACCCGGAGAACGCCATGGGAAACCACGCCACCGCCCAGCTGATCGGCGACCGCTCCCACCAGTGCGACGCTACCGCGACGTACACCCACAACGGCGCGCGTGCCTACGTCCTCTGCGACGGCATCGGCTCCACCCCCGCGGTACGCCGATGGACCCTCGCCACCACCCGCCGCCTCGCAGTGGTGGCCGCCCGCCATGGCGACGCCGAGGCCGGCTTGCGCACCGTCTACACCAACATCGCCCGCCAGCGCGCCCAGCGAGACCCGTGGACCCGCGACCGGATGCCCGCCGCGTGCGCCGTCGTCGCAGTCGCTGCCCCCGGCAAGCCCCTCACCGTCGCCTGGTGCGGCGACTCCCGCGCCTACCTCCTCACCCCCACCGGAACCCTGACCCGCCTCACCGAAGACCACAACCTGCGCCGCGTCCGGGGCGGCAACCGCAACCTCATCACCTCCTGCCTCGGCGGCACCGACACCGACACGGAGACGATCGACCACTCCGGCCACCCGGCCATCGAAACGGTCACCCGGCATGCCGACGGCTGCCGCCTGCTGTTGGCGTCCGATGGCGCCTACGAGCCCCTCGAAGACTCCTGCCGCACCCTGTCCGACTACCTGATCGGCACCCCCACCGAAGCGGCCCGCGACTTCACCCAGGCCGCCATCGACCACGCCGGCCAGTACGCCGACAACGCCACCGTCCTCATCGCCGACCTCGACTGACACCGCCACCTACGCGTAAGGAACCCGCCGTGACCGCCAACCAGATCGATGCCTCAGAACTGGCGAAGGCCCTCCTTCGACTCGCCGACATCACCCAAGGAATGGTCGAGCGGTACGGCATCTACCGCGACGGGCGGGCCCGCATCAGCGAACGAGCTGTGCTGTACGGCATGTTCGACCTCGATCCCGCCACCTACTTCCTGCCCGAGAACAGGGAAGGTCTGGCGATGTGGCAGGCCGAATGGAGGCAAACCCGCCGCGACGGCACCCGCGGGCACTACAACGCGCTGCGGGATGCCATACGCGACGCCCTGGTTGATCAGCTTCCCGGCGACTGGCGCAACGGTGGCCTCTACACGCCGGACCAGATCCGCGACATCGCGCATGCGGAAGTTACCGCCGAGGACCCGTCGTGATCGCCCGCCCGCCGCGTACCGTCCCGGTCCCGGACGCGGTGGCCCTGCTCGCCGGCCGCCAACTCCCGCCCCACGTGCGTGAGGCGGTCGGGGAGGCGGCCCTGTGCGGGAGGCTGCTCACCAGCCGCACCCACGCCGTCTGCCACCCGGCCATCCGGTACGAAGCCGCGCAGACGCTGTACGGGCGGATCGCCGGGGCGAACAAGCAGCTGGCCGCGTGCAATCCCGGACTCATCATCGGATGGGCCGACTTGCCCGGACTCAGGAAGGGGGAACGATGACCGCTCCCGCCGCCGTAACGGCCGAGGCAATCCGTGAAGCCCTCGCCACCGACCCCCGCCTCGCCAAGCACGTTACTCATATCCAGATCAGCGCTCGGCGTAAGACCCTCGGCATGGCCATGAGCCCGGGAGACGACGGCATCACCCTGCAAGTCCCCGCCGACGCCACACCCGGCGAAGTGCTCCGGCTCTTGTCAAAGAACCGGGACCGGATCGGCGTCATGCTGAACAAGGCCAAGAAATGCGTGCCCGGCCACCCCGTTAAAACCTTCATCGGCGGTGAAGGCTTCCTGTGGCTGGGTCGCTCCGCTCGCCTGCGCCTGGTCGACAACCCGGACGTGAAGCTGCGCCACGCCTCCGGCTACGGCACCGGCTACTGGTTCGAACTCGACTCCACCGCCGTGCCGAACGCGGCGACGACGTTCATCGACTGGTACATCCGCGAGGGAACCGCCTGGATTCAGGTCGAGGCTGAACAGATCTGGTCCCGCATGGCACCCCGCCGCCCCATGCCCACGGTGAAGGTCGGGAACATCGGCCGCACCCGGTGGGGCAAGCACGACGGTCGACCTGGGCGCGACGACGTCACCATCGCCTGGCAGACCCTCCAGCTCGACCCGCCCCTGGTCCGCCACGTTCTCACCCACGAACTCACGCATGCCACCCGCCCCGGCGGCACCTCGCACGGCCCCGAGTTCTGGCGCACCTTCGAACGCGCCGAGGTTGACGCCCGTCAGACCGCTCGCCGCCTCGACGAAGAGGGCCGTCACATCTGGATGGGCGATGTACGACAGGGACCCGCATGACCGCACCACCCGAGCCCGAGCCCGCCCCGCCGCTGCCGACCGAGCCCCGGCTGCACGACTGGGACGACGACCCCCGCACCGCAGCCCGATACGACCGGGCGTACTGGACCGACCGAGACGAGGACTAGCCATGCGAATGGTCACCGTAAAGAACGACGGCACGACGACCGTGGAACTGACCGACGTCGAGGCGCACGCCCTCCGCGACGTCCTCGGCGCCGTCGCCAAGACCGGCAACGACCCTGCCTGGACGCTGCACCGCCTCCTGGCCCACGCGCACGGAGACGAGGACTAATGACTGCCCCGCCCGCCCCGACGGTCGCCGAGCAGTACCCGATCCGAGGCGTCCGTTTCGTCAACGGCCGCACCCGACACCGCACCCGAAGGCCCGACAACAACCGCTGGTGGGACCTCCTACACGCCGCCTGCGGGAAAACCGGCTACAAGACCGACGCCTACACCTTCGGAACCATCCGCGACTGCAGGGGCTGCGCGCAAGCCATCGCCAGCAACAACCAGAAAGCCGCATGAACACCGTGGCCCTGCCCCCGCCGACCGGGACAGGGCCGCAGGCGTGTGCGCGGCACCACTGAGCCAATGGCCCAGCGTTGTCAACCTCGTGGTGCACCATTGGCCTATTGCGTCACCTGCTTCCCGCACCGCACGAGGAGCCTGCCGTGTACGACCACCCCACCCCCGCCGCAGAGTTCGACTATGAATGGCCGACCTGCGATCCCTGTGGACGCCAACTCCGCCATGACGAACTCGGGCGCACCGCCTGTCGGCTCTGCCAGGACCGCATCGATCTCGCCCTCCGGCAACTCCCGGGCCCCGACGGTCTGTATGCCCAACTCGCCGACCGGCTCGTCCCCGGGCGAGGCGGCGACGGCCAGGTCGTGTCCGTATCGCGCACCCCGCCCTTGCCGCTGCGCCTCGAACCGCTCAGCCTCATGGCCCGCGGTGGCGTCGTCACCATCCTGCAAACCTGGCAGGTCGACTGGCACGAGCACTTCGGCTGGCGTCACCCGCGATGGAACGGCGGCCTGCAGCAGCAACTCGACGAGGCCGTCCACGCGTTGCGCGTCAACCTTGAAGGAGCCGCGAGCACGCACCCGGCATTCGGTGAGTTCGCGCAGGAAGTCGCCGCCCTGGTCCGGCAATGCGAGCGCCAGATCACGGGTGAACGCCCCGAGCGTCCGATCGCTGTCGCCTGCCCGTGCGGCACCGTATTGCGGGTCACCGTTTCTACCCCCGGTGCAAGGTGTCGCGGCTGCTCGACTCAGTACGCGCGCACGGAAGTTCTCGACCTGCCGCTCGCCGAGAGAGCAGCCGCGTAGGCCAAGCTCGGGTCAGCGCTTGCACTGTTGATCGTTCGTATGTCACAGTGGCCTCGCCGGAACACAAGTGTGTCCGCAGACCTCTTAAGCCCCCAGCTTCCGCCGGGGGCTTTCTGCTTGCTTGGGGGTGGGCGATGCACCTCGCTGAGCTGTACCCCGAGGATCTGGTTTTCGAGCACGAGGCCGTGGCTGCGACCGGGGTCCCCGGCCCTGTCATCCGGCAATGGGCGCGGCGCGGGAAGATCCGCCGATTCAGGGGGCGACCCGGCGAATACTCCGGCCAGGGCCACGAGTACAAGACCATGTACGCCCTCCCTGAAGTCCAGACATGCGCCGCTTCCTACCGGCCGATGCCTCAGCGGGCACCCCACGCCGCCTAGATCCCCTGCGCTGGCGAGGCGCAGGCCGGGCCTTGAAGCGCCACGCGCTCGGCCCGCTCGTCCGCCTGGTCCTAGTGGGGGGCCAGGCGGACGCACCCCCCCCGGGGGGCGCCCGGTCCCACGCCCCGACGTCCCGCCGCCCGTAACGCCCCCGTCTCGGGCGGCGGGACACCCCGAGGAGGTGGCCGTGGCCTTCCCGAGTGGCGCCTCCACGATCACGCTGACCGGCACCTTCCCCGTCCCCGTCGCAGGCACCGCCCGCACGGGCCGTGTCGTCCTCACCCCGTCCGCGCGGCTCGTCGACTCCACACAGCAGGCGATCTACAGCGGCGGCGGCTCCATCACCCTCGACGCCGACGGCAAGTTCAGCGTCACCCTGCTGTGCACCAACGACACCGACGTCCAGCCCGCCGGCTGGCGGTGGCGGGTGGATGAGCAGCCCTCCGGCGGTACACGCGCCATCTACTGGATCGACCTGCCGTCCACCCTCGGCGCCACAGTCGACCTGTCGACACTCGCGCCCGTCTCCGAACCCGACGGCAGCGGCACCTCCACACCCCCCACCGGGGCCGCGGGCGGTGCGCTCACCGGCACCTACCCGAACCCGCAGCTGTCCCCGGCGACGATCGACGCATTCGACCCCGCCGGAGCAGCCGCCACCGCCCAGACCACCGCCGCCGCAGACGCGACCGCGAAAGTCGCCGCCCACTCGGCGGACACAGCAGACGTCCACGGCATCCCGGACACCGCCCAACTCGAAACCACGTCCGGCGCCCAGGCGAAAGCCGACAGCGCACAAGCCGGCGCAGTCGCAGCAGCCGGCTCCGACGCCACCGGCAAGGTCACGGCACACGCGACAGCAACGGACCCGCACGGCGACCGGGCGTGGGCGAACGGCCAGTTCGCGACCACCACCGTCGTCACCACCCTGACCGGAACCGTCACCACCCTCCAAGGGGACGTTACCGACCTCGACACGAGGATCGACGGCCTCGAGACCGCACTGCCGCTCAAGGCGGACAAGACCGGGGCGACCTTCACCGGTGCGGTGACGGTCAACGGAGCTGATCTCTCCGTTCTGGGAACGGGGAAGGGCTACCGATTCCGGAGGGGCGGCGGCGCCCTCGATCTGGAGGCGACCGGATCGGACCTGCTGATCTCCAACTGGTCCGGCCCCGCCTTCGACGGGACGCAGCGGAGCTACCTGCGCTTCAGCGCGGACGCCCTGAACACGCAGATCGCAGGGAAGGTCGAACATGTCGACACCCTGTACGGGACGGTCCGGCATGTCCTGGATGGCGCCGCCAACACGGTCGGCCTGTACGGCGCGGCGCCGGTAGCCCAGCAGACCGTGCCAGGCTCCCGAGCCGACGGAACCGCCCTCGCGAACGCGCTCGCCGCCCTGGATGCGGTCGGCCTCATCGACAACACCAGCGTCCCCGGGATCGCGAACCCGTGGCGGCGCCGCGACCTGCCGGACCCGGTCACCGCCGACAGCGTGTACACCGGCACGGCGCCCACGATCAGCGTCGCGCAGACCGGCACGCCGACGTCCGGGTACATCCGCTACTCGCCCGCCGGAGTGGCTCTCAGCGGCACGGACGTGACCGGCCCGTTCACCTACCTCGGCGCCGGCGGCTTCCAGGTCGGCACCGGCACCCCCGACTCCGGGTATGTACTGCCGACCTCCCGCTACCCCAACACCCGCGGCAACCTCACCAGCAGCCAGGCTGTGTGGTCGCTGGAGTTCGGGACCGACGCGCAGACCTTCCAGCTGCGCTTCAACTACCAGACGGCGGGCACCTACCGGCTGTCGATCGACGGCCGCAAAGTCACCGATCTGATGCAGGCCGTCGGCGGCACCACGGCGGGCAGCACGCACCTGATGACCGTCGACCTTGGCACGTCGGCACCGCGCCGCATCAGGTTCGACTTCTACACCGTGCCGTTCGGCGGGATCTACATCCCGCCCACCGCCACCCTGTGGGGCGTCCCCGCTCAGGGCGGGCGGCTGGCGGTGTTCGGCGACAGCCTCTCCGACGGCAGCAACCAGAACGCCGGCGGCGGCGCCGGCACCTGGGTTCAGCGTGCCGCCCGCCTCCTCGGCTCCACCGACGTGTGGGACGAGGCCCGAGGCGGCACCGGCTACATCACCGCCGGGTCCTACGCCACGCTCGCCGACCGGGTCAACACGGACGTCATCGGCTGGACGCCGTCCAGGCTGATCGTGTGGGCGGGCTACAACGACAACACCGGCAACCAGACGACGATCGCCACCGCAGCGGCCTCCCTGTACGCGGCCATCAAGGCCGGGCTACCGGCCTGCGAGGTGTACGTCATCGGCTGCTGGTCCCCGACCGGGTCACCGGGCGCGTCCATCACCAACACGGACACGACGCTGCGCACCGCAGCCGCGGCGGCCGGGTTCCCGTTCATCTCACCCGTCACCGGCTCCTGCTACGACGCGTCCGGCGCGCTCGTGGCCACGCACGGCGCGTTCATCACGACGGCGAACGCTGCCGCGTACATCGGCGCCGACGCGATCCACCCCAACGACGCCGGGCACGTCTACCTGTCCCGCCGGATCACCGCAGCAATCCGGGCCCTCATGCCCGCCTAGGAGGTGAGTCCGATCGCGGACAACCTTTCGAATACCGCCGAAAATCGGGCCCTGGACTGGCTGATGGGCAACGCCACCACGGCGCCCACCACGCCCCTCAAAGTGGCCCTCGTGACCGCGAACGGCAGCGACACGACAGCGGGCACCGAAGTGACGGGCGGCTCCTACGCCCGGAAGAACATGACCGTCGCAGCCGCCACCAACGGCGCCACCAGCAACAGCGCCGACCTGTCGTGGACGGGCATGCCCGCCGCGACCGTCGTCGGCGTGGAGGTGTGGGACAACGCCGGAACCCCGGTGCGGCTCTGGTACGGGGCGCTGACAACACCGCGCACCGTCGCAGCAGGGGACGAACTGAAGATCGTCGCAGGATCGCTGTCGTTCTCCCTGGCGTGACCGGAGGCCCGCATGCCGATCCTCAGCACGCTGGTCGACAATTTCAACGACAACACGATCTCCGGCAACTGGGGCGACTCCTACGGAGGGGTCACCGAGACCGGCGGCCGGGCACGGGTGCCGCTGGTAGCCGGGCAGTACGCCGGCTTCCAGACGGGTCGGGCGTGGACCCTGGCCGGGGCCACCATCTACCTGAAACTGGTCACTCGGCCCGCGGCGAGCACGGGCACGGACGTCGGCGCCAACTTCATGATCACATCGGCGACGGCGGGCACTGGACTCGGCTTCAAATACAACGCGGTCACCGCCAAACTGCGCATGCAATCCAACGTCTCCTACTACGACGCAGCAGCCGTCGAGATCACCTACGACGCCGTACAACACCTGTGGCTGCGAATCCGCGAAGACGGCACCAACATCTACTGGGACACATCCCCAGACGGCTCAACGTGGACGAACCGGCGCACCCTCGCCACACCCGCCTGGGTTGCGGCCAACGTCGACACCTGCGCCGTCGACCTGTTCTGCTACCGCGACGCCGGAGTCACGGACTACGCCGAATACGACAACGTCAACACGCTGTCCGACGGCGCCGTCTACAACGGGGCTGCGACGCTCACCTCCGACAGCACGCTCACCGCAGCAGCGGCAGCAATCACCGTCACCGCCGCAGACCTGACCGCGCAGAACAGCCTCACCGCCACAGTCACACTCACGGCCCACGCAGACGCCGCCCTCACCGCAGACGCCGACCTGACCGCCGACACCGCGGGCGCGGACCACTCCGACGTTGACTTCCGGGTCGGCCGCCCGACGGCCGGTTGGGCGGTGAGCACGCCATGGAGATAGCCGCCTCAAGCACCGAATACATCCGGGTCACCGCGACGTCGCGGGCGGCCGGCAGCACCGTGAACGCCGCAGCTCCGCCCAAGTTCGCGTTCCTGCCCGCCAGCGTGACCGGCAACCCGGAGGTGGCGGACTGGATGACAGGGGAGTGGGCGTCACCGCACGCCCGCATCCTCATCGGCCCATCCGGCGGCGCCACCACCCTGGAGGCAGGCGAGTACCGGGTGTGGCTGGCCTGGGCCGCCGGAACCGAAGCGCCCGTCTACCGGGCCGGAACACTCACCGTCTACTAGAAGGGCCCGCGCCATGGCCGACGACCTGCTCGTCATCATCCCTACCCGCGGCCGGCCCCACACCATCGAAAACGCGAGGTGACCTCATGCCCACCAGTGACACCGAGGGCAAGGACTGGTCCCTCGAGTGGTTCAAGCGCCACCTGCCGAACACGGTCACCGATGTCGGGCCCGGCGAAGGCACCTACGCCAAACTCTTCCGGCCCGTACACGAGGGCGTGTGGTGGACAGCGGTAGAGATCCACAAGCCGTACATCACCAAGTACAAGCTCAAGTCCACGAAGACGCGGACGATGTACGACGAGATCCACGTCGAAGACGTCCGCGAGAGCGCCGACCATCTCTTCTACCGGGACCTCGTCATCGCGGGCGACGTTCTCGAGCACATGCCGCGCGAGGACGCCGTCGCCCTCCTCGAACGCATCGTCGCCGCCGGAGCGTGGAACATCCTCGTCTCCGTGCCCATCGTCGAGAGCGTGCAGGGCGAAGTCGACGGCAACCCGCACGAAGAGCACGTGCATCAATGGGACGCCGACGGCATGGACGCCGTGCTTGGCGGACTCGGCGGGCAGGTCGACAGCCTTCGCGGATCGACGCTCGGCGTCTGGTGGTGGAACCGTGGCTGACCCCGACGACTGGTCGCGCCCGTTCCGCCTACGTCTCACCGACGGCCGCATCTGGCACGGTGCCGAGTTCGCCGACGGCTTCGTCTGTGTCCACCACCCCGACGAAATCAACATCTGCACCATCGCCGTCAGCATCGACGGACTCCTCGCCGACCGGCTGCCCGAGCATCCGATGTGCGGGGCGACCGTCGAGCGACTCGACACCTGATCTCCACGGAAGGCCCGCACCCATGGAACCCGTCAGCGACAAGTTCAAGGCGGCCCTGGTCGAAACGCGCGTCGAGCTGGCGGTCAACTCAGAACTGGAAGCCGACTTCAACAAGCACCAGCACCTACTGCCCGGCCGCGAGCTATCCCGACGGCGCGACGGCGAACACGTCATCCTCACCTGGCTGGCACCGGACGCGCCGCCCGAAGCCACCACCATGAGCCCCTATTTCACGCTCACAGGCGACCGCATCGAACTCGGTGGCATCGACTACTACGACGCCGCCGGACACCGCATCACCTGACCTCACGGAGCCCGCGCCATGAACCACCCGGCGGACCCCAAGGACTTCACCCTCCACGCCGAGCCCTACACCGACGGCAGCAGCGCCATCCTCTCCCTGCGCTGCCCGAGCTGCCACGGCTACGAACTCGGCAACTGGGACCCCAAGTACGACGAGAACGCCACACCGACCGTCGCCGACCTCCTCGCTGCGATCGCAGCCCACGAACACGTCCTCATCGGCTAGACCCAGGAGCCCGCGCCATGGCTACCGTCGAACTGCACGTCGCTAACGAACTCCTCGACGACTTCGAAGCGATCCGCCCCAAGCTCAACGGCCGCGAGACCGGACGTCGACCCAGCCCAGTCGACGGCGTGACCATCCTCGACATGCAGATGGACGGCGCGCCAAAGCAGGCCGCGACCATGGAAGTCGTGGTGCGGCGCGAGGACGGGCAGCCTGAGGTCAGCGAGATCCACTACTGGGATGAGCACGGCATCTTCCTCGCGCCCGTCGTGCCCTTCCGCAAGGTGGTGGAAGGCTGATGACCGGCGTACCCAGCTACCGGCAGCTCGCCGAGAAGACCCTCGGCCAGGCCGCCGCCGAACTCAACGGACTGCCGACCGGCCGTATCCCCACCGACATCGTCATGGCCAACGCTGCCAAGGTGCAGGCAACCGCCACCATCGCCGCAGTACAGGCGCTCCTGGAAATCGGCGATGTCCTCCGTGAAACGCTGAGGCGAGACTGATGCCGGCTTACCTCGTCATCCACCCGCGCGGACAGAAGCGCGACGACGTCCTCATCGAAGGCGACGACATCACCCTCACCATTCAAGGCAGCTGGGCCGTCCTCGCCGACACCGAAGGCGTCTGCCTCGCCATCCCGTCCGGACAAGGGGCGAGCATCCAACGCATCGACCCGCCAGAGGAACTGGCAGACCAGACTGGAGCGTTGAACAAGTAGGACCCCGGCGGATGCTACGAACATCCCCGGGGCGTGGCCGACCCTGAAGCGACAGGACCGACATGACCAACGCTACACGCGCCTGCGACCGCTGCGGCGCCGACATCTCCGCTCTCCACCGCAACGCCCGGCGCTGCAAGACCTGCCCCAAGCGCGAGCCCCTCGGCGTCTTGCCCGAACGGCCATGCGACATCTGCGGGACCATCTACACGCCGAAGCGCCGCGACTCCCTCTGCTGCTCACGCTCCTGCAACGGACTCCGCTACAACAGGCTCTACGCAGCCAGGCAGAAGGAAGCCGAACCCGAGCGCGCCTGCTTCGGCTGCGACGCCACCTTCAAAGCCTGGCGCACCGACCAGAAGTACTGCACCCCAGACTGCGGCAATCGGCATCGCGCACGGCGGGCCATCGTGTACGCCGATCTCACGCCGCGCCCATGCGAACGCTGCGGCACCGTCTTCACGCCCAAGCAGTCCACCTCCGTGTTTTGCTCCCGCCTCTGCAGCAGGCGCGTCTCCTACGCCCGCTACCGGCCGCAGCGAGTCGCCGCAGCCGTTGCGTGGGGCCGCGCCAACCCGGAACTACGGCGAGCGATCGCCGCCCAGTACAAGGCGGCGCGGCGTGCATGGGAGAAGCTCAACCCCGACAGCGTCGGCGTCGACAGCCGTGAATGGCGCAAGCTCGTCCGCCACTACCGCCACCGCTGCGCCTACTGCGGCGGGAACCAGGGCGGCCTCCACATGGACCACGTCGTCCCCTTGTCCCGCGGCGGCCGGCACGCCATTGGCAACGTCCTCCCCGCCTGCCAGGGATGCAACCTCGCGAAGGGCGCCAAGCTCGTAGCTGAATGGAAGCGAGATGAAGCCGCATGGTCGCAGGACGAGAAGCCAGCCCCAAGGATGCCTCTGCCACTGAGCGCCTGATGCGCTACTGGGCCGAGGGCGCAGGGGCGGCCAAGATCCAATGGGGCGTTCCGGGCGACTTCGACCGGTGCGTTACCGAGCTGAGCAAGCACGTCGGCCCGGGAATCGTGAAGGGGCTTTGCTCCAACCTCCACCAACGTGCGACTGGCGCGCGTCCTGGCCACGCGCCAGGAGAGGAAGCCATGCGCCACGCCAAGGGCAACTGATGGCCAGCCAGGGCCGGCGTGCAGCCCCGCTCCCCAAGGGCTGGGCCCGCATCCGTACCCGGATCCTGAAGCGCGACGGGTGGCGCTGCCGGTGGCCGCTCTCGACCGGTGGCCCGTGCGGGGAGCCAGCCAACCAGGTGGACCACAAGGTCGGCGCCGCTCAGGGCGTGGACGACCACAGCGACGAGAACCTGTGGTCCCTGTGTCAGTGGCACCACGACCAGAAGACGGGGCGCGAGGCGTCGGCCGCGGCCCACGCCAAGCCCGCCAGGGCTCGGCCGGCCGAGCCGCACCCTGGGTTGATCAACTGACCGGGGCGACTCGAAGATCACGACGGCAAGATCACCCTGGGGGCACCCCCAAGATCATCTAAATCCTGGCGATCGGGCACGTTAGCTTGCCGCGGTGCGCGTGACTCTGGGGATCTGATGATCAAGCTCTGACCTGCGGCGATGTGCGGGGCGTGCGCGGCGGCCGTGCGGGCCGGCCAGCTCGTCTGACCGTCACGAGACTGCATCAGCGCAGCTCAGAATAGGTATTGCCGTCACGCACTCCGCTATGATGGGGGCATGAAGACGAAGCGCTGCGAGCACTGCCGGGAGCACCTTGCTGCCAGGCATGCGCACAACGCGCGTTTCTGCTCCGGCCGCTGTCGCATGGCTGCCCATCGTGCAGGCCGGCGCAAGGCTGATCCCCTTCCGTCTGCGATGACGCGGCGCAAGCAATGGGTGCGGCACACCGATCGCAAGGTGCCGCTCTCGGTTGTGGGCCCGAAGGTCCGGCCTGCGTCGTCGACGGATCCGGAGACGTGGAGCAGCTACAGCAAGGTCTGCCGTTCATCGGCGGGTGTTGGCGTGGGTTTCGTGCTCAGCTGGGCGGATCGGCTCGTGTGCATCGACCTTGACCATGCGCTGCTTGACGGCGAGTTGCGCCCGTGGGCCCGGCGCATCGTGGACGGGCTGCCGGAGACGTACATCGAGGTTTCGCCGTCCGGGACGGGCCTGCACATTTGGGGCTTCGGATCGGTGGGCCGGGGGCGCCGGATCCGCCGCGGGGACTCGTCGGTCGAGGTGTACGACCGTGGCCGCTACATCACCGTGACGAGGCAGCCGTTCGAGGACGCTCCGTCGAAGCTGGCCGATCTGACGCGGGTGATCGACGACTTGCTGTGAGGGGGTGCCCCTGATGGCTGGTCGTGGGATGGCGCCGAAGGCGACGCGTTCACGCGCCCGGGATTCGAAGGCTCGGGATGCCGAGCTTCATCGGGTGGAGGGCGATGACGAGGTCCGTGGCCCGGAGCTCCCCGAGGGGGTTCTGCCGGATCAGGAGTCGTGGCATCCGCGGACAGTGCAGTGGTGGGAGACGTGGCGGCGCTCGGCACAGGCGCAGGTCTTCATCGACACCGACTGGGATTTCCTCTTGGACACGGCGCTTCTGCACCACGTCATGTGGACCAAGGGGCGTTGGGAATTTGCGTCCGAAGTCCGGCTGAGGGCTGCGAAATACGGGGCGACACCGGAAGACCGGATGCGCCTGAAGCTGAAGATCGAGACTCCCGCCGACAAGCAGGGGCAGCCTGAAACGCCACGGTCGACGTCGGACCGGCGGAAGAACCTGCGGATCGTGTCGGAGGATGCCGTGTAGGGGGTGCCATGCCGTGGCGCGGACCCCAGTACGACGGCGAGTTCCCTTCTCTCGGTCACCACATCGTGGAGCACATCGAAGAGTTCCTCTGCCATGGTCCTGGCGACGTGGTGGGCGAGCCGATCGAGTTGGACGACGAGTTCTACGCGTTCATCGTCAAGGCCTACCGGATCGACCCGGAAACTGGTCGACGCATGTACCGGCGGGCGTTCCTGTCGCGGGCGAAAGGGCGCGCCAAGTCTGAGATCGCCGGGATGCTGGTGTGCTCGGAGGCCCTCTTCCCGGTCCGTTTCGACGGCTGGGACGCGGACGGTGAACCGGTCGGGCGGCCGGTGAAGTCGCCGTTCATTCGCTGCCTGGCCACGGAGGAAGGGCAGTCCGGCAACACCTACGACAACGTGTCAACGATGCTCGAGTACCTGATCGAGCATCACGGCGACGACTTTCCGGGTATCGATATCGGCAAGTCGGCGCAGTCGTCGAGCCGGATCATCCTGCACCACCAGCGGGGCGAGATCACTCCGTCGACGGCGTCGTCAGCTGCGAAGGACGGCGGCAAGGAGACCTTTGCGGTCTTCGACGAGACTCACCTGTATGTGCTGCCCGAACTGCGGCGTATGCATGGCACGGTGCGACGCAACCTGCGGAAGCGTAAGGAAGCCGAACCGTGGTGCCTCGAGACGTCGACGATGTACGAGCCCGGACAGGACTCGGTGGCGGAGGCGACACACACCTACTTCAAGGCCATCAGGGAAGGCCGGGTGCGGGACGCGGACGCCGCGGGCCTGCTCTTCGACCACCGGCAGGCCACGGACGGCGTCGACCTTGCCGACCGTGACGCCCTGCTGGCTGGCCTCAAGGAGGCTTACGGGCCGGCGGCTGCCTGGATGGATCTGGACGGCATCATTGCCGAGATCTGGGATCCCCAGTCGTCTCCGTCGGATTCACGCCGGTACTGGCTTAACCAGCCGGTCGCCGCCGAGGACGCTCTCTTGGACCCAGGGGAGTGGGCGAAGTGCCTGACGGACGAGCGGCTCCAGGACGGCGACGAGATCACGCTCGGCTTTGACGGTGGCAAGTCGGACGACGCAACCGTGTTGATTGCGATGCGCATCTCTGATCGGCTCGTGCAGCCGCTTGGGATGTGGGAGCGCCCGGATGGTCCGCTGGCAAAGGGCTGGGAGGTCGACCGTAAGCAGGTGTCGGATCTGGTGGCGAACGCGTTCGGCCGGTTCCAGGTCCGGGCGTTCTTCGCGGACGTCAAGCTGTGGGAGTCGTACATCGACGAGTGGGGCGAAACGTACCGCGATGAGTTGCTGGTGAAGGCGTCTGCCCGGTCTGTGATCGGCTACGACATGCGCGGCCACCAGCAGGAGTTGACGAAAGCTACCGAGGCGCTGGTGCAGGCCATCGTCGACCGGAAGATCCTGCAGACCGGCGACCAGATGCTGAAGCGGCATGTGGGCAACGCCCGCCGCCGCCCCAACAAGTGGGGTGTGTCGTTCGGCAAGGAGTCGCGTGAGTCCCCGAAGAAGGTCGACGGCTTTGCCGGGATGCAGCTGGCAGATATGGCCCGCAGGGCGTTGCTGGCCTCGCCGGATTGGGCGAAGCGGCAGAAGAAGAAGCAGCGCACAGGGCGCGTGCACGGATTCGCGTGATGGCGGGGAGGTGAGCGACGCGTGGCGGTCATGGACAAGGACAGTGCAGTGTCGACGGCGCGTCGTCTGCTGAAGATCCGCGACGGTGAGCAGATGCGGCTGGACAGGATCCAGCGGTATCTGTGTGGCCGCCACGACTCGGTGTACGTCCCGGCCGGGGCGCGGGCCGAATATCGGTGGCTGATCGAGCGGGCGAAGGTCAACATCCTGCCGCTTGTGGTCACAGTGGTCGCGCAGAACATGTACGTCGACGGCTACCGGCCGGCGGGTTCGGATACGAACGCGGCGCCGTGGGAAATCTGGCAGGCGAACCGGATGGATGCCCGCCAGCACGGCATTCACCGCTCGGTACTCAGTTACGGGGCCGCCTACGCGGTGGTGATGCCGGGCAAGCCGGTTCCGGTGATCACGCCGTTCTCGCCGCGGCGCATGACCGCCCTGTACGCGGACCCGGTGAACGACGAGTGGCCGATCTTTGCGGTGGAAGACCGCCTGGAGAACACGGCGAAGGGTAAACGCCGGGTGGTCCGCATCTACGACGACCAGGCCCGCTACACGCTGGCTGGCCAAGAGGACGGCTCACAGCTGGCGCCCGATGGTGATCAGTGGCTGATGCGGCACGATCTCGGGGTCTGCCCGGTGGTCCGCTACATCAACACCGAGGATCTCGACGGTGACGGCGTTGTGGGCGAGGTTGAGCCTCTGATCGACTCGCAGGACCAGCTGAACATGACGACGTTCAACCTGCTGATGGCTCAGCAGTACGCGGCGTTTCGTCAGCGGTGGGTGACCGGCATGGCGCCGCCTCTGGACGGCGACGGGAACCCGATCGAGCCGTTCAGGTCGCGTGTCGACGGCCTGTTCGTCGCGGAGGATGCGGACACCAAGTTCGGCGAGTTCGGCCAGACGGACCTGAAGGGCTACCTCGACTCGCGGGAGTCGACGATCCGGCACATGGCCACGCTGTCGCAGGTGCCGCCCTACCACTTGCTCGGGCAGATGGTGAACCTGTCTGCCGAGGCCCTGGCGGCTGCCCGTGACGGCCTCGACCGCAAGACGGATGAACGCGAATCGCTGTGCGGGGAAGGCCACGAGCAGACACTGCGGCTGGCCGGCCTCGCAGCAGGGGACGCCAGGGCGTGGGAGGACACGGCGGCGCAGGTGGTGTGGCGGGACACGTCGGCTCGCTCGCTCGCGCAGACGGTGGACGCTCTCGGCAAGCTGGTGACCATGCTTGGCGTTCCTCCACAGGAACTGTGGGAGAAGATCCCCGGGGTCACGCAGACTGACGTCGAGCGGTGGAAGACGACTGCCGAGCAGGGCGACTCGATGAACCGCCTCAACGGGATCATCGAGAAGCAGATGGACCAGCTCAAGCCGCCTTCGGCACCTGCGCCCGTAGCGGACTTGGTGCTCTGATGGCCGGCCAGGAGGCGCCGCAGAAGTACCGAGCCATTCAGGCTCTGATGGCGGCCCGCCTCGCACAGCAGGTGCTGCAGGTATGGCGAGAGCTGATGAACCCCGCCAAGGTCGACGCGTCCTGGCCCGCCGTTCGTGCCGCGTTGATGCCGATCGTGCGGCAGGCGCGTGAGCAGTCCGCCGCGTTGGCCGGCTCGAGCTACCTCGATGCCAGAAGCGACGCCGACATTCTCGATGACGACTTCGCCCCGGAGGGGCCGCTGCCGCTGCTGGTGCAGCGCCTTGAGGACTCGCTCGATGTGACGGGGCCCGTCGAGTTCAAGAAGGCCATCGCGGCAGGGAAGACGCCGCAGCAGGCCATGGACGCCGCGGCAGTCCGCATGGTCGGCACAACCCAGTATCTGGCCCTGGAAGGCGGTCGGCAGGTCATGCAGCGGTCGATCGCCGCGGACGACCACGCCACCGGCTGGTCGCGGGTCACAGACGCTGATCCGTGCGCCTGGTGCGCGATGCTCGCCTCCCGCGGGCCCGTGTACAAGTCGGCGCAGACCGCGGGTGATCCGCGGCAGGGCGGTGACCGCTACCACGACCACTGCGCGTGCCAGGCCTGGCCCGCGTTCACACATGACGAGCCGTTCATCGGCATTGCCGAGAAGCTCTACGACGACTGGCTGCGGGAAACGCGAGGCCGCGGCGGCAAGCACGCCGTCAATGCGTTCCGCCGCTGGTGGGAGTCCGAAGGACGCGCCGCATACGCGGCACCACGCCCCTGACTCCCGATCACGGCACCACTGGTGCCGTCCATGGCGCCCGCCGACACGGCTGGGCGCCTTTTGCATAACCACCTCCGCGTTCGCCGACACGGCAGCGCACCCGACAGGGAGCCCAATCAATGGCCGAGAACACCTCGGAGACCGCCAGCGGCACGCCGGCAGTCCCCACCCCCGCCGAAGCCGTCGCCGCAGGACAGATTCCCGCACAGGCCCAGAACCCGCCTGGCCGGCAGGCCGCCCCCGCTCAGCAAAGCGCGGGCGCCTCGAAGCAGGAGGTCACGGACTGGGAGTCCGAGGCGACGAAGTGGAAGGCGCTGTCCCGGCAGCACGAGAACAAGCACCTGGCTGCGCTCGGCTTCAAGTCGAAGGACGAGATCGAGCAGCTCCGCCAGGCCGCGCAGAAGTACCAGGAGTTCGAGGACACCCAGAAGACCGAACTCCAGCGGGCGACCGAACGCGCACAGGGCGTCGAGCAGCAGCTCGCCGATCTGCGCGCTACGAACACCCGCCTCATGGCAGCGGCGACGCACAACATCCCGCCGGACCTGATCGACCTCCTCGGTTCGGGCAGCGAAGACGAGATCAATGCGCGTGCAGAGATGCTCGCCGAGCGACTGAAGGCGTCCGCCCCTGCCGCGCCGCCGGCCCAGCAGCGGCCGGTCGAGTCGCTCACGCCGGGTGCCGCCACGGCTTCGGGTGGCACGGAGGTGACCCCCGACCAGTGGATCCGCGGCCTCGCGGGCCGTACCCCCTGACTAGGCATTTCGACGCAGCACCGGAATCTCCCATGTCCACGGGGCCGGGCCCGCTGCATTTCCGAAAGGAGACCCCGTGGCTACGTACAACTCCCTCATCAGCCGGGACGCCAGCAACGATCCGCTCGTCCCGACTCCCGTCTCAGCGGAGATCATCGAGGAGCTGCCAGCGGCGTCCGCGCTCCTGCAGCGGGCCCGCCGGGTCCCGATGTCGTCCAAGACTCAGCGCCAGCCGGTTCTCGACGTCCTGCCGCTTGCCTACTTCGTGGGCGGCGACACCGGCCTGAAGCAGACGTCGGCGCAGGACTGGAAGAACGTCGACCTGGTTGCCGAGGAGATCGCGGCGATCGTTCCGATCCCCGAGGCCTACCTGGACGACGCCCAGATGCCGATCTGGAACGAGGTGCGCCCCCGCCTGGTGGAGGCCATCGGCGCCAAGCTGGACGCGGCCGGCCTCTTCGGGCTCGACAAGCCGTCCACGTGGCCCACCGCGGTCTACCAGTCCGCGGTCGCCGCAGGAAACGCGGTCATCTCCGGGACCGGCGGCGACTTCGCAGTCGACGTCGCCACGGCCGCCGGGAAGGTGGCCGAGGACGGGTTCGCCGTCAACGGCTTCATCAGCCGGCCGGGCCTGACGTGGAAGCTCAACACGATGCGCACCGAGCAGGGCGTGCCGATCTACCAGCCCAACCTGCAGGGCACGCCGGGCGGAACGCTGTACGGCTACCCGATGTCGGAACTCACCAACGGCGCCTGGGACATGTCCGAGGCCGAACTGCTTATGGGCGACTGGGCGAAGGCCATCGTGGGTGTCCGGCAGGACATCAGCTTCAAGCTGTTCACCGAGGGCGTCATCTCCGACGACGACGGCAAGGTCATCCTCAACCTGATGCAGCAGGACTCGGTGGCCATGCGCGTCGTCATGCGCGTCGCGTTCGCCACGGCCAACCCGGCGACCCGCCTGAACACCAACTCGGCGACCCGCAGCCCGTTCGCCGTCGTCCAGGCGACCACGGCCGCGTCCTGACCGTGAGCGGCCGGCAGCCTCGACGGGTTGCCGGCCGTCTGGGGATCGGAGTTCCAGTTGCGGGTCTTGGCGATGCTTCACGCCTACCCTCCAGCCCACAATGCGGGGGCCGAGTGGGCGGCGCACAGCCTCCTGCGGGAGTTGGCGGCCCGCGGGCACAACGTGGACGTCCTCTTGTCGCAGCAGGATGCCGCGACCGACGCCTACGAAATCGACGGCGTGAGCGTATACCCGTACCGGGGCAAGGCGGATCCGTCGCGGTGGATGCGTGGTGACGGCCGAGCGCAGGCGATTGTGACGCACCTGGAGAACACGGCCAGGGCGTCGGTACTGGGGGAGCTGAACCGCATACCGGTGGTGCACTTGCTGCACAACACCTTCGAGAAGTCGAAGTCGTGGCTGGTGAAGGGCTCCCCATCGCTGGTCGTCTACAACACGGCCTGGATGAAGGCGGACGCGGAGGCGTGGTGGCGCGTTCATCGCGGGGATCGGCCGATGCCGTGGGGCATCACCGTGCACCCGCCGGTAGCCGTCGAGGACTATCAGGCCACGCCGGGCGACCGCATCACCCTGATCAACCTCACGGTGGAGAAAGGCGCGAAGGTCTTCTACGCCCTCGCGGAACGCATGCCGCGCCGCAAGTTCCTCGGAGTGATCGGCGGCTACGGGCAGCAGATCATCCGCGATGATCTTCCGAACGTGGAGATCGTGCCGCACACGCCGGGCGACCGCATGGCGAAGGACGTGTACGCCCGCACCAGAGTTCTCCTGGCGCCGTCCTCCTACGAGTCCTACGGGCGAGTCGCGGTCGAAGCGATGTGCTCCGGGATCCCGGTCGTCGCTCACCCGACCGCGGGGCTCATGGAGTCGCTGGGCGAGGCGGGCATTTTCGCCGACCGTGACGACTTGGACGCCTGGGAGGCGGCGGTGAAGCGTCTGTTCTCACCGAAGGTCTACCCGCAGGCGTCGAAGGCTGCCGCGGCCCGCGCTGCAGGACTCGACCCTGCTGCCGAACTTGATGTATGGGCGGCAGCGATGGAGGGGGTGGCGAAACGTGGATCCCCTCGCTAGCGTGACGGACCTTTCAGACCGCCTCGGGAGGCCGCTGACTCCAGTTGAGGAAGCGCGCGCGCAGTCTCTGCTGTCGGACGCCTCAGCGAAGGTCCGCGCGTACACCAAGCAGGCGTTTACGCGCACCGACAACGAGACCGTGGTGCTTCGCGCCCAGCAGGGCGAGATCCGGCTGCCGCAGAAGCCCGTCATAGCGGTCGCAGAAGTGGTGGCCGTCGGCGCTGGCGGTGCACCAGACCTCCCGGCGGTGGGATGGCAATGGGACGGGCTCGACATCATCCGAACGGCCGCCGACACCCCGTCGATCAACATGCCGGAGCTCTGGTACGACGAGGATGCCGACGCCTACCCGGGCACTTACCGGGTGATGTACAGCCACGGCGCTGCTGAAGTGCCCGCCGACGTGGTGGCGGTCGTGGCCCGCATGGCTCTCCGTACTCTGACATCGCCCACGGTCGCCGGCGGCGTGACGGGGGAGACGATCGGCCCCTACTCGTACCGAACCGACGGGTCAGGCGTGGGCACCGCGGTCGCAATGACCGACGAGGATCGCCGGGAGCTCGATGATGCCGGGTATCGGCCGAAGGTCGGCATGTCGATGGTGAGGCGCCGATGAGCCGGCCGCTGAGGGTCGTTGTCCGCGTCCATGCGATGCCTCCCGAGCACAATGCGGGCGCCGAGCACATGCTGGTCGGAATGATGCGTCCACTCGTCGAGCACGGACATGACGTGCAGGTGTGGCTGTCTCAGCATGGTGGCGCCCATGAGCCTTACGTGTACCAGGGGATCTCTGTGATCCCTCTGGCTTCCCGTCTGGATTTCGGGAGTGCAGTACGCAAGGCTGACCTCGTCCTGTCGCATCTGGAGTCCGTTCCGTCGACAGCGTCGCTGGCCCGGGGCTTCGGCAAGCCGATGATCGTGATCTGCCACAACACGCATCGACCCAGCTTCCGAGACATGGCCGCCGGCGGTACGACGCTGGCGGTCTACAACAGCCGATGGATGGCGCACGAGGCGGAACTGTTCTTCGCCGAGTACCCGAAGGGCGTGCGCCCGAGGCAGTCGCTGATCGTGCGCCCGCCGGTCGTGGCCACCGAGTACGCGACGAAGCCCGGCGGTGCGGTGACGCTCGTCAACTGCAGCAAGGAGAAGGGTGGCGAGGTTCTCGCAGCTCTGGCCCGGCGTATGCCGGAGCAGCAGTTCCTTGCCGTGACCGGCGCATACGGCGAGCAGATCCTGCCGGATCTCCCGAACGTCGAAGTCCTCGAGCACGTCCGGGGCGAGGACATGCGGACGCAGGTGTACGCGCGCACGAAGGTGCTGCTCATGCCCAGCTCCTACGAGTCGTGGGGGCGTGTCGGCGTGGAGGCGATGGCCAGCGGCATCCCCGTACTGGCCCATCCCACGCCAGGGCTGTGCGAGTCCCTGGCCGACGCCGGTGTGTACGTCGACCGCAACGACGTGGACGGCTACGAGGCCACGCTGAGGCAGCTGCTGACGCCCGGGGACTACCGCCTGGCGTCCAAGCGAGCGAAGGCTCGCAGCGCGGAACTGGATCCCTCGGAAGACCTTGCGGCGTGGTGCGCAGCCGTAGAGGAGGCCGCCAATGCGTGAGCTCCCCGCCGGCGACACGGTCACGATCCTGAGGCCTGGCGCGCCGTCCCGTGACGTGTACGGAAACGACGTCCCCGGACCTCCGACCGAGATCCCGGTACCCGGCTGCGGTATCGCTCCGCGGGACGGCACGGGGGCGGGCGCCAACGAGATCGTCGACGCCCGCGACACCGTCATCACCGGCCTCACCCTGTACGCCCCCTACGGCACCGACATCCGCGCCACGGATCGGATCCGCGTCGGCGGCGACCTGTACGAGGTGGATGGACTGCCCGGCAGTTTTCGCTCCCCGTTCACGGGCTCGACGGGACCGGTCGTGGCAGCCCTCGAACTCGTGACTGGCTAGCTGCGGGCCTGCTCGACGGCGGCGATCAGCTTCTCGGCGGCGTCGTTGCTTTTCCTTGGGATGGACAGGCTGTGCGGGTCCTCATACGGGGGCCGTCCGCCGTGCGTGAGCCCGGACTTCTCGCCGGCCGCGAGGCTGCCGGGGAGTACGAACTGCACGTAGCCGTGCATGAGCAGGCTGCCTGCCTTGAAGCGGGTGCCGGTGATGTCGGCGGCACGGATGCGTACCGGCGCGGGCTTGGGCCCAACGGGCGCCTTCGTAATGGTGACCCATTCCCCGTCGTAACTGATCGTGCCGAGCACGCCTTTCACCTGGATGTCCATGCTGCCCCCTGGGTTGCGCGAGTTTCTGGAGGGGCTATGGCAGCACGGTTCAAGGCGAACCGTAAAGGCATCGGCCAGATGCTGCGCATGCCCGGCATGCAGGCGGAGATGCTGCGCCGCGCCGAGGTCATCAAGGGCGTCGCGGTCGGCCTGTCACCCGTCGATGCCGGAGGCCCGCACCCGGGCCACTACCGAGATTCCTGGGAGACGGACAGCACGCCGCGCGGCGGACGCCGCCGAGACCGAGCCGTCGGCTACGTCCGCAACACCGCCCACTACGCCCGCTGGGTGGAGTACGGCACCGAACGGGTCACCGCGCACCACGTCTTGCTGCGTGCCGCACAGCTGGGCGGGCGGAACTGATGGCGGACGTCGGCAGCGTCGATATCGAGGCGGAACTCGTCGCCTGGCTGGCGTCTGGACTCGACGTGCGAGTCCTGACAGACCTTCCGGCCGACCTGGGCGAGGTCTTGCCTGTCATCCAGATCCAAAGGACTGGCGGCGGCGATGACGGGCTCCGCCTTGACCGCGCCTTCGTCGACATCGACGTGTACGCGGCATCCCGGCAAGCGGCGTCGCAACTCATGAGCCAGACACGCTCACTGCTCCTCACGCAACTGCGGGGAGCGGTCACAGCCGCGGCGGTCTTCACATCGGCCCGCACCATCGCGGCGCCGACATGGCGTCCGTATGAAAACCCCAACCTGCGCCGCTTCGGCGCCACATTCGAAATCTTCTGCCATCCGGTCTCCTGACCGTCGGCTGGGCCCGCGCCGGACCCGTTTTCCCGCCCGTGCGCGGGCTCTTCCATGTCTGGAGACATCTCATGGTCAACATCACCCGCGCCGCGGATCTCGCCCTGGTGGGCGCGAACGGCGGCGGCTTTGTCGCGCCGGTGGGTACGGCGGCGCCCGCGTCGCCGCTGGTTCAGCCAGCTTCTCCGTGGGAGCCGCTGGGTGCGATCTCGGACGACGGTCTGACCTACGGGTTCGATGAGGACTCGCAGGAGTTCACTCCGTGGGGTCTGACGTCGCCGTTCCGCACGCAGATCACCAAGTCGGTGCGCACGTTCGGCCTGACCGTCTGGGAGACCTCCCGGGTGGCGGTGCAGTCGCTGCAGTACCGGCTGGACACGGCGGATCTGGAGCCGGACGGCGACGGCCTCACCAAGTACGCGGAGACGGCCAGCCCGGTTCCGGACCGTCGCGCGTTCTGGTTCCTCGTCATCGACGGTGACGCCTACAAGGGCTTCTACGTCCCCGAGGGCGAGATCAACGACCGGTCCGACGTCACGTTCAAGCAGGACGAGATGTCCGGCTACGAGTGGACGATCACCACCTACCCGGACGCGTCCGGGAACACGGTCTACCACGTCGACAAGATTCCCGCGACGCCCGCCTACTCGGGCTCCTGAGCTGGTGGGCGGGCTGGATGAGCCAGCCGGCGCGGGCCCGGCCCGCCCACCTCACTATTCCTGTCCCGCGCCAGAACATAGGAGGCCCGCGCCATGGCCAGTGCCACGAATCGCAAGCCGCGCACGCCAGCTCGATCGACTTCCCGTCCGGCGGCGCAGCGCCGCATCGAGGAGCCGGAGGACGACTTCGTCGAGCCGGACGTGACGGAGGCGGAAGCGCAGGAGTCCGAGGCCGTCAACAAGCACGTCACCGGGATGCTGTGCGGTGAGGAAGTTCGCATCATTCCGCCGGGGGCATGGCGGCAGTCGTGGCAGAACCTGCTGAACAACGGGCAGGTCGGTGCGTTCATGGAGATCGTCCTCCACCCCGACGACTACGAAGTCTTCCTGGATCTTGACCCGACGAACGACGAGGTCGGCGAGCTGATCAATGATGCGGCGACCCGCGCGGGTGAGAGCCTGGGGAAATCCAGTGGACCCGCTCCGTCGTCGAGGCGCACGCGGAGGCGGTAGAGGGAGATCTCGCCTTCTACTATCCGCGGGATGCCGACCAGATCGACGCCTACCACCGCGGCGAGATGACGGCTCGGCGCCTTCGGGTCCTGATCCAGCGCCTGCCTCCAGAGTCGGCGACGTGGACGGCGCTGCGGAATGCCATGTCAGACGAAGAGGTGGCGGAGCAGGCGGAGAAGGGTGAGCCGGAGAAGGGCCGCTGGTCGCAGGTTGAGCAGCTGCTGGCCACCGTCGCTGACCGTGTGGCACGCCTTGAGTACGTGCTGATCTGTGTGAACACCGAGCACAAGTCGAAGCGGCCGCAGGCTCCGGAGCCGATTCGCCGCCCGGGCGCGAAGCCTGCGCGGGCGAAGCAGAAGCTCACGGACGACCAGGCGAACACCCTGTTCCGGATCATCAACGGGAGCGCCGCATAGCGCTGGGGGGAGGCCCTCAGTGCCCGCAATCTCTGTCGGCAGCGTCGAAGTTGATGTTCTGCCCAACGCTCAGGGCATTCGCCGGCGGATGCAGCAGCAGCTGGTCCCTGCGGCCGATGAGGTGGGCGAGGAGATCGGGCGGGTCATCGGCCGCCACGTCTCCACCCAGATCGCGTCGGCGGTCCGTAGCGGCATCACGACGGGCGGCCGGACTGCGACCCCGGCGGCGACCCGGTCCGGCTCGGATACGGGTGGGGCGTTCGGGCGGGCGTTCCGCACCCGCGTTGAGGCCGCTCTGAGGGACCTCCCTGACGTTGAGATCGACGCGGACAGTACCGACGCCCAGCGGGAGATCGCACGGATCCGTACCCAGCTGTTGGCGATGCGCGACATGCAGGTCGGTGTCGACATCGACGCGGCGGAGGCCACGGCCCGGATCGCCCGACTGCAGGAGCGTCTGCAACGCCTGTCGGCTTCGGATGCGGACGTGCAGGTGCGCGCAGATGTTGCTGCCGCATCGGCCCAGTTGACCGCCTTTCAGGTGATGGTGAACCGGCTCGACGGGCAGACGGCGAACGTCGACGTCGACACCCGGTCGGCCGCAGCCAACCTCAACCTGCTGACGACGGCGGCGATCGCGTTCGGCCCGGCGATCATCCCGGCTCTGCCGGTGGTCGCGGCTGGTCTGGGTGCGATCGCGGCTGCCGGTGTTGCCGCTGCGGCTGGTATCGGCGGTATCGCGCTAGTGGCGGCCCCGGCATTCAAGGGGATCGCGGGGGCGTTGCAGGCGCAGAAGGCGGCCCAGGATGCGGCGACGAACGCCACCTATCAGGGCGGCCAGGCGGCGGGGCAGGGCGCTTCGAAGGCTCGGCAACTGGCGGGGGCGCAGCAGGCGTTGGCGTCTGCGCAGCGTAATGCGGCCCGGCAGGTCGCCGAGGCGGAGCGGGGTGTGTCGGATGCTGTCCGGCAGGCCGCGCAGAACAATGCGCGCGCCGCGGAGCAGGTGAAGTCTGCCCGCCAGTCCCTCGCGGACGCTTACGCGCAGGCCGCGGACCGGATGCAGCAAGCGAACGCGGACGTGTCGCGCGCCGAGCGGGATCTCGCACAGTCGCAGAAGAGTGCACGGCAGGCCCAGCTCGATTTGGTGGCGGCCCGCAGGGAGGCCACACAGCAACTGGAGGATCTCGATAACCGGCTGACGGACAGCAAGCTCTCGCAGCGGGACGCCGAGATCGCGCTGAAGGAAGCGACGATCGAACGCGACCGGGTGCTGCAGTCGGAGACAGCGACCGAACTCGACAAGCAGAAGGCGCTGCTGCAGTACGACCAGGCCGTGCAGCGCCTGAAGGAGCAGACGACCGAGACGAAGCGCCTCAAGACGGAGACGGCCGCCGCGAACAAGGCGGGCGTTGAGGGCTCCGACACGGTCAAGTCGGCGCAAGAGCAGCTGGCGAACGCCCAGCAGGACGTCACTGACAAGACGGCAGCACTGGCGTCGGCGCAGCAGAACGTCACGAAAACCCAGATCCAGAACTCGCGGTCGATCGCCGAGGCGCAGTCGAAGCTTGCGGACGCCCAGCGGAACGTCGCGGAGACGCAGCGGCAGGGCGCCGAGACGATCGCCCGGGCGCAGGAGCGTGTGGTTCAGGCCCAGGAGGCTGGCGCGGAGTCGGTTGCGTCGGCTCAGCGGCAGATCGAGTCGGCGTCGGTTTCGGCGGCCGCCGGGGTGGATCAGGCTGCGATTGCGCAGGCCAAGTACCGGGCTGAGTTGGCGAAGCTGACGCCGGCGGCGCGGGAGACGTTCAACGCGTTCCTTGATCTGCGGTCGGCGTTCTCGGAGTGGTCGAAGGCGTTGCAGCCTGCGGTGATGCCGATTTTCACGCGGGCGCTGGTGTCGTTGCGGAACACGCTGCCGACGTTGACGCCGTTTGTGCTCGGCGCTGCTGCGGCCATCAGGACGCTGCAGGACCGGGCGTCGGCTTCGGTGAAGTCGCCGTTCTGGCAGGGCTTCAAGCGGGATCTGCAGGCGAACGTGACGCCCGCCATCGTCGGGCTGGGTGTCGCCTTCGGTAACGTCATCAAGGGCATGGCAGGCGTGATCGATGCCTTCCTGCCGCACATGGACTCCATCTCGTCTCGGATGCAGTCGATCACGGGCCGGTTCGCGACCTGGGGTACGAGCCTGAAGGGGTCGCCGGAGTTCGAGCGATTCCTGGCCTACTCGTCGGAACACGGGCCGCTGCTGGCGGACACGCTCGGCAAGATCGCGGGCGCGTTCCTGAGTATCGGCGCAGCCCTGTCGCCGCTTTCCGGCCCGCTGCTCACGCTGCTGGGCGGCGTGGCTGAAGCGATCGGCATCATCGCGGACAAGGCGCCGTGGTTCATCCTGCTGATCTACGGGATCATTCTGGCGACGAAGATCTGGACCATCGCCGTGTGGGCGTTCAACGCCGCTCTGGCGGCGAACCCGCTGGTTCTGATCGGGCTGGCGATCCTTGCCCTGATCGCACTGGTCATCTACGCGTACAACAAGTTCGGCTGGTTCCGCGATCTGGTGCAGGCCGTTTGGTCGGCGATCCAGACCGCGGTTCTGTGGGCGTGGAACAACGTCCTCAAGCCGACGTTCACGTTCATCTGGGAGGCACTGCAGACGGTCGGCCGGTGGGCGATGTGGCTGTGGACGAACGCCATCAAGCCGTCCTTCGACCTGATCGCCGCGGCGGCGAAGATCCTGCTCACGGCGATCGTCGTGCTCGTTCTGCTGCCGATCATCGCCACGATCAAGATCGTGGGCGCGATCGCGATGTGGCTGTGGACCCACGCGATCAAACCAGCCTTCGACCTGATCGCCGCACACGCCATGTGGCTGTGGAACAGCGTCTTCTCCCCGGTGTTCACGTGGATCGGGGACAAGGCGAAGTGGCTGTACACCAACGCCATCAAGCCCGCATGGGACAACATCAAGGCCGCAGGCAAAGCCCTGTGGGAAACACACCTGCGGCCCGTGTTCAAGAACATTTGGGGCGGCCTGCAAACGATCGGGAAGTGGGCCACCTGGCTGTGGAAGGAGGCCATCAAGCCGTCCTTCGACCAGATCGTCTCGATCGGGCGGACGGCATGGGACCGGGGCATCAAGCCGGTCTTCGACGGCTGGCGGAACATCATCCGCGGGCTCGGGGGACTGTTCTCCGACGCCGTTGCCGCGATCAAGAAGCAGTGGGACCGCCTGAAGACCGTCGCACGTGCGCCCGTCCAGTTCGTCGTCGACACCGTCTACAACAAGGGCATCGTCGGCGTCTGGAACAAGGTCGCCGACGCCTTCGGGGCGCCGAAGCTGAAGACGTTCAAGTTCGCGTCCGGCGGCATCATGCCCGGCTACACGCCAGGCCGTGACGTACACCGGTTCGTCTCCCCGACAGGCGGGGCGCTCGAACTGTCGGGCGGCGAGGCCATCATGCGGCCCGAGTTCACCCGGGCCGTCGGCTCCGGCTTCGTCGGCGCGATGAACTCGATCGCCAAGTCCCGCGGCGCACAGGGCGTGAAGGCTGCCCTGGCCCCGGTGTTCGGCGGCGACCCGAACACACCGACCGACAGGTCGCTGCGCTACGCAGGCGGCGGCATCGTGCAGTCGTTCGCGGACGGCGGCATCTTCGGCTGGATCGGCAAGGCCGCCAACGCCGTAGCCGGCGCGGGCTCGTCGGCGTGGAACGCAGTCAAAAAGGGCGCGTCCTGGCTGAAGGACACCCTGGAAGGGTCGGCACGGGCAGGCGTGAAAGCGGCCGTGAACCCGCTCCTCAAGTCATTCCCGGGCATGGACACCGGATTCGGGGCGATGATCCGCCGCATCCCCAACAAAATCCTCGACGCCCTGTTCGGCTACAGCAAGGACGCCGACAAGAAGGGCGCCGGTGGTGTGGGCGGCCCGAAGATCCAGGCCGCGCTGAAGTGGGCGAAAACCCAGAACGGGCTGCCGTACCAGTGGGGCGGCAACGGAAACCCCTCGTGGGACTGCTCGGGCTTCATGAGCGCCATTGAGTCCGTCATTCGCGGGCAGAAGCCACACCGCAGGTGGAGCACGCACGCGTTCAGCGGCAACGCGGCGCCCCCTGGATGGGTCAAGAACGGCAACAGCGCATTCAAGGTCGGCATCACGGCTGCTGGTGTCGGCCACACGGCGGGCACCCTCGGCAAGACGAAGGTCGAATCGAGAGGCGGCGACGGCGTCGTCGTGGGCTCGCGGGCTCGCGGCTACAACGACAGCCTGTTCACCAGCTGGTATGGGTTCAAGCCGGGGTCCTACGACTCCGGCGGCTACCTGCAGCCCGGCATGAACCTTGCGTTCAACGGCACGGGCAGGCCGGAGCCGGTGTTCACGACGGCGCAGGCGAATGCGCTCACGTCGCTGGCCGCACGGTCGGCGTCGCAGCAGCTCGGCGACCTGTCCGTGTCGGTGTTCGTCGGGAACGAGCAGATCACCGACATTGCCCGAACCGAAGTACGCACCGCACAGGGCGAACTCATTCAGGTACTCAACGCAGGCTGAGGAGGAATCTTGGCGATCCCCGGAAACCTCCTCAGCCCGACCACCGAGTCCATCGACCCGAACACCTCAGGGTGGACGAGCAAACTCAACTGCACACTCAGCAAGGGGACGGGCGGTCAGAACGGGGACGGCTGCCTCGTCGTCAGGTCAGTTGCGGCGGGCGAAATGCAGGCCCGCACCGTTACCTCGTATCCGGTCACTCCGGGCACGGTCTACTACACGTTCTCGGACGCGGCCGGAGTGTCGTCGGAGCGCATCGGGATCCGCTGGCTCAACCGGGCCGGCGCTGAAGTGGGCATCACATGGTCGGCGCTGACGACCGGCTCGTCATCGGGCTGGCACCGGGTCAGCGTGGCCGGTGCGGCGCCATGGGGGGCGACGAACGCGCAGGTACTTCTCGGCTCGACTGAGGCCGGCGCGAATGTCAACCATTTCTGGGAGAACGTCTACCTGGGCCTGCCGATCCGTATCCTGGGCAACCTCCTCCCCTTCAACACGGAATCGTCTGAGGTCGACGCGTCCGGGTGGACTCCCATCGTCAACGCGACGATCTCCCGGCAGGTCCCGGTGATGTCGTGGGCCGTCGACAACTACTACGCGGGCGGCCACACCCTGGCGATGACCGCGGTCGCCGCCGGCAACGCGTCGATCCTGGCAGTGGAACGCCCGAGCGTGACTCCGGGTGTCGAGTACCTGGCTTACGCCTACCTGCAGCCCCCGACGATCGCCTCAACGGTGTGGATCGAACTGCGCTTCTACGACAGCAACGGCAACCAGGTCGGCGCGCAACGCAGCACGCTGGCGCCGCCGACGCCGGCGACGGGCATGTACCGGCAGCGGGCCTCCATGGTTGCCCCGGCGAATGCCGCCGCGTGTTCCGTTGCGGCAGGACTGGATTCGGCGAGCGCCGGGCAGGTGATGCGGCTGGAGACGGTCGTCGTTGCGGTGGCGCCGAAACTGCAGGCCGGGTCGGTGCTTCCGTATGCCGACTCGTCGTTCGAGCAGGGCATCGCCGGGTGGACGGTCACATCTGGTGTGGCGACGATCGCCCGCACGACACCATGGGGGCTGTCCGCGTTCGACGGCGCCTACTCTCTGGCCGTCTCGTCGTCGACGGCGACAGCATCCACACTCCGCTCGGCGAAGTTCCCGGTCTCCGAGGGAACGAACTGGCGGGCGCAAGTGCTCGCGCATCCGGCGGCTGGCACCTGGGCTACGGCTCTGATCCGGATCCGCTGGTACAACGCCGCGAACACTGACCTAGGTGCGAGCACGGGAACGGGTTACGCCCTTCCCGGAACCTCCTGGTATGTGATTCCGTCGGATGCGGTCGCACCCGCGGGGGCCACGCAGGGTGCCATCGAACTGGTCGCGACCGCGTCGGCGACATCGAGCGTCCTGCACGTCGATCAGGCCGTTCTGTGGGAGGTTCTGCCGCTGACCGCGGTGGAGGAGTTCTCCGACGAGGGCTATATCAAACTGACGCTGAGGGAGCTGATCCTTGACTACGAACTGTCGGTGTACAGGGAGCTTCAGGATGGTTCCCGCACGCTGGTCCGCGGCCCGTATGGGCTGATCGACGACCAGGTCATCGCCTCCGACCTGATGATCATTGAGGATCATGAGGCGCCCCTGAACACGCCGGTCAGGTACTACATCGAACAGCGGGCTCCCGGCTCGCTCACCGCATCCACCCGCACCACCGACTACGCCACCGTCACCCTCACCGACATCAACCAGATCTGGCTGAAGGACCCCGGCAACCCGCAGCGCAACCTCAAAGTGACGGTGCAGCGACCCCCGGACTGGAACCGGCCCATCGAGCAGGCGTCGTTCGTCGTGCGGGGCCGCCGCAACAAGATCACACACAGCGGTAAGCGCCAGGGCCTCGAGGGAGACCTGCCGATCTGGACCCTGTCCGACCAGCAGCGCACATCCCTGCACCTTCTCCTCGATGACGGCAACACCCTGCTGTGGCAGGCCGTTCCCGGGATGGGCGTCGACGACATGTACGTCGCCGTCGGCCAGGTCCCGGAGGCCCGGACGGGCGGCCTGGCGCAGGAACAGATGCGGGCGTGGACACTCCCGCTGACCGAGCAGGACATGCCGGTCACCGTCGGCGTCGGCGGGCCGGCAGGCCGCACCTGCCAGGACGTCGTCACCGAATTCGCGACCTGCGCCTCCCTGCTGCCCGTGTACGCGACCAGCGAGGATCTGCTGCTCGACCGAAGGCGGTGAGGCGTGTACGCCGTTTCCGACCGGTTCCTAGCCCGTCTCGCCGAGAGCCACACCCCGATCACGACGGTGCAGCTGCTCCTCACGAATGGCCGCACCGTCGACCTCGAGCACACGGGCGGCAGCGTGTCGGTGGACCGCGGGCAGGCGATCCGCCGCACCTGCTCCGTCACCGTCGCCGACCCTTCCCTGATCCCGCGCACACCGGCCGACCAGCTCGCCACCTACGGGGCGCAGTTGCGGATCTCCCGCGGTGTCGAGTACGGCAACGCCAACGACATCGAACTAGTGCCGATCGGGGTATTCCGCCTCGACGACGTCGACGGAGACGTCAACGAAGGACCCGTCACCCTGATCGGCAAGGATGTGTCGGCGATCGTCGCCGACGACAAGCTCACCGCCCCCCACACGGCGACAGGCACCGTCGTCAGCGCCGTCACCGCCCTCATCCAGCGCTCCATCCCCACCGCGGCCGTCGTCAGCACCATCACCGACCAGGGCATCGGGAAGAGAACGTTCGATGTCGAGGCGGACCCGTGGGCGGCCTGCCAGGAGATCGCCGCCGGGGCCGGCGCCGAGGTGTACTGCAATCCAGACGGGGTGTTCGTCATCGCCACCCTGCCCGACCTCGCTACCGCCACCCCCGTATGGGAGATCAAAGCCGTCGAAGGTGGCGTGTACGTGAAGGCCAACCGCGGCATGTCGAGCAGCGGCGTCTACAACGGCGTGCTGGCCCGTGGCGAGAACACCGCCGAGAACGTGGCCCCGGTCAAGTACTTGGCGACCGATGCCGACCCCAACAGCCCGACCTACTGGTCCGGCCCGTTCGGGCGACGGCCGATGTTCTACAGCTCCAGCACCCTCACAACGACCGCGGCCTGCCAGAACGCGGCCACCCTGAAACTCGCGCAGGCCAAAGCACCCAACGCGACCGGCGACATCAGCTCCCTGCCGAACCCCGCTCTGGAACCGGGCGACGTGCTGCGAGTGCAGCACGAGGACGGCAGCCGCGAACTCCACCAAGTGGCCAGCTTCAGCGTCCCCCTCGACCTCGGCGGCGACTTCCCCATCGCCACTATCAGCGCCAAGGAGGACGCGTGACAACCTCCTCCCACGCCGCGAACCGGCAGCTGGCCGCAGCACTGAAAGGCCAGGCCAAACGCACCGGGGAGCAGACACCCTCGGTGCGCGGCTCCGACTGGCGGCTCGCCACCGTCACCGCCGAGAACAACGACGGCACCGTCACCGCCGACGACATCACCGGCATCCGCTGCATGGAGACCTACACCCAACCCCGCGCCGGCGATCTCATCGTCATCACCCAGTCCAGCAGCGGCAACTGGCTCGCCCTGGGACGCACCACCACGGTCGACCCGGACTGGACGCCGCTCACCCTCGCCGCCGGATTCCAAAACCCCGGCCACGGCTACACCGCCTCCTACCTGCGCGAGGGCCGCCGCATCTACCTGCGCGGACGAATCGGCCCCACCTCAGGAACGATCGCCAACAACGCCACCCTCCTCACCCTTCCGGCAGCAATCCAGCCCGCGGCCGTGTGCGCGTGGGCTGTCGTAAGGGATGCGTCGGTGGTGCCCGCCGTGTGCCGCCTGGAGATCAGCCTCACCGGAATCGTCCAGACCTTCCAGTCGTCGAACCTGCCGACATGGGTGGGCCTCGACGGCATCAGCTACACGATCTAGGAGGCCTTGGTGCCGGCAGACGACGAGTACGGGCAGGGCATCGACCTGTGGCAGATGACGGATGCACCTGACATCCCGGCCGCCATTAAGGCGCTCGCCGACGGCGTCATCCCGCGCAGCGTGCTGCGGTACGCCTCCGCGTCCGCCCGCGGCGCCGCCATCGATACGCCCGTCGACGGCATGATGACGTGGCTGATCGCCGAGGGCCGCCTGGAGATCTACCACAACGGCAGCTGGCTGGCGTGGCCGCCGATTCCCGTGCAGACCTTCCAGGTCAGTGACGCCCCGTACAACCAGGTGCAGACCACCGTCGACTACTCGTCGGGGGCGTGGCCGCGACCGCAGTTCGTGGTGCCGCCCTCTGGCCGCGCCTACGTCACCATCTCCGCCGGGATCTCCAACTACAACACGGACTCCAGCACGATCTGGGCGGCCTGGCGGGCCACCGGCAGCATGGGCTACACGTTCAGCGACCTCAACAAGACCGGCCTGTCCGCGCAGGCCGTGCGAGTCGTCGGGTCCCGCAGGCTGATGCTCACCGGCATGACCCCAGGCGAGACCATCACGATCATCCCGCAGTGGAACATCAGCTCCGGCACCTCCTCCACCGCCGAAACCATCGGCGGCGCCCTCCTCGTCGAACCCGCACCCTGACCTGCCGCACCACTCCAGCCCGCGCCCCGGAACTGGGGCCTTTTTCATGCCCAGAAAGGGGGATGCATGGCTGCACCCCTCAGTGCCGACCGGCTCCTCGCTACTCTCCGCGCCGAAGGCGTCAAGGTGTCCGAGCGCTCCGGTTGGCGCACGCACAACCGCAACAGCAAGGGGTCCTGGTCGGATCTCAACGGCATCGTCATCCATCACACTGCGGGCCGTGACAGCCTCGCCCTGTGCTGGTCGGGCACGGACGCACTGCCCGGGCCGCTGTGCCATACGCATCTGGCGAAGTCGGGTGTGGCGACGATGGTCGGCTATGGCCGCACCAACCATGCTGGAACGTTTGCCCAGAACGCCTTCAACGCGATGCGTGACGAAGCATCCGTCCATCCGCGGCCGGATGCCGCGGAGCCGGTGGATGCGAACGCCCGCACCTACGGCATCGAGATCGAGAACTTGGGTGACGGCAAGGACCCGTACCCGGATGTGCAGTACGGCCAGGCCGTCAGGTGGGCTGCGGCGATCTGCCGGGCGCACGGCTGGTCCGCGGACAGTGTGATCGGCCACAAGGAAGGCACCCGCCGCAAGATCGACCCTTCGTTCGGCATGGACGCCTTCCGCAAGGCCGTCGACGAGCGGCTCGCCCACGAACCCAGCTGGAACCCCGACGAGGAGGACGACGTGGCGCTCACCGACGCCGACATCGACAAGATCGCCGCTGCGGCGGCGGAGAAGACACTGAAGCTGGACGGGGTCATCAAGTCCGACACCGACAGCCCGGACAATCCCTACGTCTCTCTCGCGACGATTACCCGCAATGCTGCGGTCGTGGTCCGCCGTGTCGAGACGAAGGTCGCAGCGCTCACCGAGGCGAACGCAAAGCTCGTCGACGCCGTCGCCCAACTCGCCGCCGGAGTCGGGGACCTCGACCCGGCCGCCATCGTCACCGAACTCAAGGCGGCCATCGAAAACATCACCATCCACCTAGACGCCGACGGCGCCTGAACAGAAACGAGACCATCATGAAGATCTTCGGCAGAGACCCGGTGCTGTTCCTGAACAGCCTGTCCGCCATCCTCGGCCTCGTCGTCACGTTCAACGTCGGCCTCACCGAGAACCAGGCCGGATGGATCGTGGCTGGCATGTCCGCCATCCTCGGCGCCGTCGCCGCAGCCCTCACCCGACCGATTGCCCCCCAGGCGTTCACCACTCTCGTCGCCACCGTCGCCTCCGCAGTCGCCGCGTTCGGCTACGACGTCGCGCCCACGACCACCGCCGCGATCAACGGCCTCGTCCTCGCCATCATCATGTTCATCACCCGCGGCCAGGTATCCCCGGCCAGCCCGACCGCGCCCGCCTCGCAGCCCGCGAAGCCGGTCCTCTGATCGGAGCCGGACGTGGCCGACGAGCCGTCGAACGCAGAGCTCGCCCACCGCATTGAGGCCATGCGCATAGACCTCAAAGACGACTTCCGGGAGCTCGTCGGACGACTCGACGCCAAAGTCTCCGTCGAACGCTACGAGATCGAGCGGCGCAACCGGGACGACGTCCACGTCCAGATGATGGAGCGGATCGCCGCAATCGAAACCGAGCGCCAGCAGGAGAAACGGGAAGCCGAACAAGAACGACGGAAGCAGGAGGATCAACGGCGCTCCGACAAGCGCCTCATCCTCACCGGGCTGATCGTGCCCGTCCTGCTCGTCCTGCTGCAGGTGTACCTCTCGGCGAGGGGAGCGGGCGCGTGAGTGCTCACAGCTCCCCGGCCAAAGCCCGCCGCCGAGCCGACGTCTGGTTCGTCCTCGCATCACTGTTCGCGCTCGCCGTACTGGCGTGGGTCGTCATCACCATGCAGCAGCTGTCCCACGACCTGCGTACAGCCAACGATGCCCGGGATGCGCTCGCCTCACAGGTACAGCGCCTGGGCGCCAAACCCATAGCGGGACCGCCCGGCAGTCGCGGCGAGCCCGGCCAGTCCATCACCGGCCCCAAAGGCGACAAAGGCGACCCCGGGGCCACAGGTCCGACCGGACCACCCGGGCCCTCAGGATCGCCAGGCGCTGACGGGGACGACGGCAGCGACGGAACCGAAGGCACCGCTGGCGAACCAGGAACGGTCGGCGCCACCGGCCCGGCAGGACCCGCCGGACCCCAAGGCCCGCAAGGCGAACCCGGACCAGCCGGACCCCAAGGCGAGCCAGGACCTGCTGGCCAGGACGGCAGCGACGGGCAGACCTGCCCCGACGGCTACTCGCTGCAGACTCCGAGCTATGACCCCTACGCCAAGGTATGCCGCCAGGACGGCGCCCCCGACCCGCAGCCAGGCAACGGAGGCGGCAACCCAAACCTGGCCCTGGACCCACAACGCCGCCAGTACATGTAGGAGAGCAATGCCTGAAGCCGCACCCCGAGCCCCGCGCCGCGACGACACCGCCGCCGACGCCCGCTCGCTGGAGCGGATGGGGCGCATCGAGCCTCAGCCGATTCCGGCACTCCCGGAACTACCGGCGCCGGCTCCCGCTGACGAGCAGGAAGCGGCGGAGCTCGCCGTGGCCCTCGCCGACGCGGGCATCGCCGCCACTGACAGCGACAAGACCGCTGTCCGGGCGCTCGCCTCCCTCGATGCGGCCACCGTGGAGACCGTGAAGAAGTGGCTCAAGGCGAAAGAGAAGGACACCCCAAGCGCGTAGGAGGCCCTGTGGCCGACGACGACACGAGCGACCCGCCGTTCCGGCTGTCGCCCCGCCCGTTCCGCGAACCCGACTGGCCCGCCGACGACGAGACTGAGTGACAACGCCCCCGTTCCCCTTGCTGCCTCACGGCGGCGGGGGAGCGGGGGCGGATTGCTGTGTCGGCCGCAGAGGTCACTCTTTGCCAACCCGTTACTGAGGCTCCAGGAGGCCGCTAGATCCCCGCACGTACACGCGTCCCTATAGGGGTGCGTCCGGATGGTTTGCGGGGGATTGCGAGCAATGCGAGGGACCGGGCAGCATCAGACCAACCCGTCACCGCTGCCGAGGAGTTCGCCCCGTGAGCGCCACCTACCAGAATCTGCCGGTCTACAGCACCGGCAGTGCACCCGCCCACCTCATGACCCGCGCTCAACTCCGCGACGCCGGCCGTCGACTCCGCCCCGGGCAGAAGAACCAGCCGCGGGCGTGGCTGTACTGCATGCCCCGCCACCACCACGCCCCGCTCTACACGCTCGAGCAGACCAGCCCGCAACCCAAGGCCACGGAAGCCCAACTCGCCGCGCTCGCCACGGGCCGGGCGGCCTGGTGGAAGCAGCGCGCCTGCCCGCACTGCGACGGGATCCATAAGGGGTGGTGCGATCAGGAGATGCTCGCGATGCTGCGGCAGGACCGGGAGGCCGCCGCCGAGTGGGCGCGCCGCATCCTCGACGCCCCGGCCAGCGTGGTCTTGGACACCGAGACCACCGGCCTCCATGACGGGGCGCGCATCGTCGAGATTGCCGTGCTCGGTGTCGACGGCAGCGTCATCCTCGACAGCCTCGTCAACCCGGGCGCACCCATCCCGGCCGAAGCGACCCGCATCCACCGCATCACCGACGACATGGTCAAGGCTGCGCCCACCTTCAGCGACCTCCTCGTGCCGCTCACCGGGGCACTCCTCAACCGCAAGGTCGTCATCTACAACCGGGACTTCGACAAACGCCGCCTCGCCATCGAACTCCACCACCACTACCGCACCCGCTGGGTCAACCTGGAGAAGCCCCGCAACGGCCGGCGCCGCATACACCCAGCCGCCCGCGCCTGGTTGGCCGCCCAATCGTGGGAGGACTGCGCCATGCAGGCATATGCGGAGTGGTGCGGCGACTGGACGTGGGATTACGAGGCGCGCGACAACGAGCCGCTGCACACGCAGGGCGACTACCGATGGCAGCGCCTGCCTGGCGCCGGGCACCGCGCGGCCGACGACTGCCGGGCCGTCATCGACGTGCTCAAGGAGATGGCGGGTAGCGCATAACGTCGGTTGAAGCGCGTGTCCGCAAACGAACGTCTGCGAGACATGTGTGGCGAACTCCGCTATCCTGCACCGTTGTTGTTGCATAACCCGTGTCCGCATCTATGTAACGCGCTACCCCGTTCGCGATACACTGAGTCATGCGAATCGGCTACGGACGCGTGTCCACCTCCGACCAACACCCCGAAGCTCAGCGGGACGCCCTCACTGACGCCAGATGCGATCAGATCTTCGTCGACAAGCTCAGCGGCAAGCTCGCCTCGCGGCCCGAACTCGACAAGGCGCTCGTCGCCGTCCGCGAAGGCGACCACCTCGTCATCACCAAGCTCGACCGGCTCGGCCGCTCACTCCGCAACCTCATGGACATCGGCGACGACCTCCGAGGGCGTGGCGTCCAGCTCGTCGTCCTGGATCAGGGCATCGACACCTCGACCCCCGTTGGGCAGATGTTCTTCCACATCCTGGGCGCCGTCGCCGAGTTCGAGCACTCCCTCATGGTCGAGCGGACCAAGCAAGGACTCGAAGCAGCCCGAGCGCGCGGCCGGACTGGCGGACAGAAGCCGAAACTCAAGACCCGTCAGATCAAACTCGCTCAGGAAATGTACGACGAGATTGGCTCGGACGGTAAGCGCAAGTACACCGTGCAGCAGATCGCCGAGGAGTTCGGCGTCAGCCGGCCCACCATCTACCGCCATCTGGAGCGCGCGTGACGGGCGCCGAGGAGGGCGGAGATCGTCGCACACTGGATTGGGCCGCGAAGGAAGTGCGACGCCGAAACGCTGTCGAGCGGGAATGGCTGGGCGCTACGACGCAGGGGCGCCCGACCTTCGCCGAGGCCGAACTCCTCGACCGACAGGGCATCCCGTCCTGTCACGTCTGGCGAGTCCCCGAGAGAGAGGTGCCGCCCCATCTGTCCGCCACGGAGGCTCTCCGTCGGTGGCAGGCCGGGGCGTGCGCGATGTGTAGCTCACGCCCGGAACGTCTACTGGTCGACCACTGCCACCGAACCGGACTCGTGCGCGGCCTGCTTTGTACCAGCTGCAACACGGCTGAGGGCTTGCAGAGCGCGCCGTCGTTCGTCGCCTACCGGCAACGGCCGCCAGCCGTGATGCTCGGCATGGAAGAACAGTACGGCTCAGCCTGGGACGGCCTCGCGCTGACGGCGACGAAGAAGGGCCAGCGCAACGCCGCCCACGTCGACGCAGCCGAAGCGCTCTTCGCCGGGATCACCGACCGATTCCGCCTGGAGGAAAAGTGACCGTTCACGAGGATGCAGCCCAGCTGCTACTGGAGGAGTGCCAGGCCGACCCCGAGAGCGCATCGAAGCTGGCCAAGATGCACGCCTCGCTTCGCGACGGCGCGTACAACCGCCAACTCATCGCGTGGGTGGGCCAAACGCAACGCGATCCCGCCTACTGGCCGGCCCATCAGGTTGCGGCTCTCACCGACGTCCTCGACGGCCTGGCCCACGGTCGCATCGTTCGCCGACGCGTTCGCGTGGGAGAGTTGCCCGGCCCGGACGCAGACCGGGAGGGGAACGCGGCGCGGTTGCGAAACCTCGACGCCCCGTTCCGCGCGCATCTGGACATGGCGCAGAACGGAGCAGACTGCGACGGGACGCTCTCGTGGGAAAGCCCGGTCAACCTTTGGCGGGCACTCGGCGTCCGCATGCTTCATCAGGCGGGCCTCTACGGCTCCCTGCACGCGCCCTTCGAGGTCCGACCGTGGAACGTGCCTTTGGAGGTCGGGTACACACTCCCCAGCCGGACGATGGCGCACCTAATTACGGAAGGTGCAGTCGCGCGGTGGGCCTACGAGGACAAGGAGATCTGCCTCCTGCTCGACTTGGCCCGCATCGGCACCATGGCGGGAACGAGGCCGCTACCAGCAGGCATCGAGCCTTTCGCCCTGGGCGTGTAGAACTTCCCACGCCCGGTAGCCCCGCCTTCTGGGGCTACATTCGGGAGGCCGACAAGTGGACCGATGCCGCCTCAGAGGACATCGGGTCGTGAGCACCCGCCCTGGGCGTCTGCCGACGAAAGTAGCCCCTGATGACAGATGACGACCGCTTCGAGAACGAGATCCTCTCCATGACAACCGCCCAGCCGGGCTGGACAGTCCGCGCTGTGATCAACGCTCACAAGCCGGGAACCAGTGAGCGCTGGGTGGAGGAGGAAGACGTGTTTCCCGTGGTGGGGTGGGCTGTTGTCGCCTGCCGCTACCGGGATGGCAGTGTCAGGAGCCAGGTTGAGCCTGTCTTCGTGACGAGTGCTGGCCGGCTGGAGCACGAGTCGCTGTACAGGTGGCAGTACTCCGAGTTGGAGCCCAGGGCGGGCCAGCCGAGGATCACGGTCTCCTTCGAGATCCTCGCGCCCTCAGCTGCGTAGCTCGGCACTGGAGGCCGGGCCTTCCAGGAGCTTTCTCAGCCGCGCGGCAGCCGCTGCGAGACCGTCGGTCGCCTTGAGGGCGGGGAGGGCCCGGCTGGCTTCCGTGGTGGTGAGGTAGAGGGCGTGAATGTCCTCGCCCTCGGCGATCCGGTGTTCCGCTTCGGTGAAGTCCACACGACCCCAACGCGGGACGTCCAGGCCCGTCACGGCTACCTCCGCCAACTAGGCGACGCATGAACGCCCCCGCAGCCACACACGGCTGCGGGGGCGTTCTGCCGTCGGGCTCAGCCCCAGGCGGTGTCGCTCATCGCGCCTCCTGCGTGCAGGTGCGGCCACTGCGCGCCCCGAAGGACTCCACCCGAAGGTGGCTGCGAACTCAGGTGGCCGCCCAACCACGGTAGGTGGAAGGCGCCCGTCCTGTCAGCACCGCGTGCCACACTGGCCGCTGGCCCGCCACGCATCCCCCGTCGTGGCGGGCCTTCTGGTGGTGTCGTAGCGTGGAGAGACGCCGACTCGCGGCGGTGTTCTCATGAGTGGAGGCACCATGGCGCTGAGCCGTTTGGCGAGCGAGTTCGCCGCCGAGATCAATAACCACGACTGGTCCGACGCCCCGTACCGCCGTGACCGCGCAGGTCACAATCGCAGTAGGGACCCGAAAGCCCCGCCTGAGCCACTGAGTGCGCGTCAGACGGACTACGTGCAGACCAACGTGATGTGGGTGGTAGCCCAGGTACTGGGCTACGAGGACCCGAACTTTGACCCCTGCGAGTTCGCTGAAGCGTGCGGCGTGGACATGGTGTCGAACCACAGCCTGAGCAAGGCAAGCATCTTGGCGGGCTTGCGTATCGACAACGGCCGGTATGCGACTCCGGGCACGTGGGATCACATGCCCGGGTAGCAGGGGAGCGGTGACGCGCACCTCTGGGACGTCGGGTGCTCTCTCGTATCGGTCTCTGTCAGTGGCGTGGCGCATACTTCTCTTAGGCGCGGGGCCTGTTGCGGTCGGGGTACGACCGCTGCAAGAGTCTGGGAGGACTCGTGCCCATAGGCCGCGTCAATGCCGCCAAGTTCATCGCTCGCCTTCTGCCCGAACCGCACGAGACGGATCTCGGCGGCGAGCCCGCCCACCACCTGATGGCCACGGTCCACGCTGACCGGGTGTGCCCGCCGTCGGGCCACCGCATCAGCTGGACTGATTGCTACGACAGCGCGAACATGCTGCCGCTGACCCTCAAAGCCGATCTGCTGCTGGAGCCGGACGGCGATCCGAGGCCGGTCCCGGAGTATCTGACAGGCGAGGCACGGGAGCGAGCGGAGCGCGCCGGCCATCAAGCGGCGTGGATCCGCCGGGAGGCTCACCGTCGCGGACTCCACTGACGGCCGGATGCTGGTCTAACTAGCCGGCGTTCGCCTTGCGCCCGCCCCGAGTTGGGGCGGGCGTTCGCGTGTTCAGTCGCCGTATTCGCGCACTGACCAGCCGTCTGGCACCTCACGGACCTCGAAGCCTGGAGCCATGATCTGGTGCAGTGTTTCGCCATCGGTCCACTCGTGGAGAATGTCCGAGAGGAGTGTGATGATCGGATCGTCGACGTTGTCGAAGAGGATGACGGGCTCGACGGCCAGGTTGTCGTCGGTTCGCCGCATCCCATCGACGGGGGTGGCCCAGCCGACGATCGGCATCACCATGATCAGACGGTCGTCGGGACACTCGATCGCTACTCGCCACCCATTCGGGGCTGCAGCAAAGGGGAACGGGGCTCCGGTCATGACGGCAGACCCTAGCCCTTAGCGTCGGGCAGCTGGCCGGGCTTGACCTCGACGAGCTCGATGTCCGTACAGCCGTCGCCCTCCAGCTTCGCCTTCTGTCGTTCGGCGCTCGCCTGGTCGTAGGCGACGGCGGAGGCCCGCGGTATCCCGTCCGGGTCGGTCCAGGTGAGCCCGTAGTTCTGCATCGTGATCGTCATGCGCTCATCATTGCTGCCGGTACTGACATCGCCCGTGAACTACTTCCGGTCACGCCTCTATCGCCATGGCTGGTTTGTGGTGCATCGTTGATCGCGCGGGATCCGCCACCCCCAGGTGAGGCCCCCGTTTGGGCCCTGCCGTCCTCAGGATGGCGGGGCCCGCCGCTCCTCCCGGTCCTCCCCGCGGGAGGATCGGCGCATGCCCTCAGCCAAGGAACCCGAGCTCCGTGTCTGGCCGGCAGGCTCCGCAGGCTTTCACCCCGTCGGCGAGTGCCCGCAGTGCCTCCTCCCGGGCTATGCCGCGCGATCGCTTGCCTGCGTTCCAGCAGCCGCCGGCGTGGACCTGGACGGGAGGGCTGTCGCGGTTGAGGCCGAGTTCGAGGAGCCAGTCGGGTGCGGGCGGCCGGGTTTGCTCGCCGTGCTGTCGTTCGGCGTCCCGCTGCTCGGCTGCCGCGATCGCTGCCCGCACTTGGTCGAGGGTGAGGGCGAGCCAGGTCTCCAGGGTGCGGAGTCTGGGCAGGTCGGGCGGGAGGTCGGTCACTCCTCCAGCTTGCACCAAAATTCGAACACGTGCTCTATTGAGGTATGGCACAGAACCGCGTCGACTACCTCACCGCCACCCAGGAACGCATCCTCGCCCGCATCCGGCAGGCCATCCTCGACGACGGCGACGCCCCAACCGTGGCCGAACTCGCCGCCCACGTCGGCCTGGCCGCCAGCACCGTCCACTACCAGCTGCGGGAACTGGAGTCGAAAGGCGCGATCAGCCGGACGCCGGGCCGGCCGCGCGGGATCCGGCTGACGTGAACCCTGACCGCTTCCACGTCACCCTCACCTCCGTCGGCCGCCCGACCATGCACGGCTGGTGGGACTCCGAGTCCACAGCCCGCGGCAAGGTCACCGAGTGGATCGGCCTCAGTAAGGGGCCCGGCGCCCGCGTCACCCTCGTCGACGAGGAGACCGGCACCGTGTTGACGACCTGGCCGGGCGAGGCGTGATCGTCTGCCATCCTGGCGGCATGGAGCGTTCCGAGCTGAGCCAGCGAATGTCGGAGATGGCCGAGCGGCTGAGGGATCTGCAAGCCGTGCAGCAGCAGATCGTGGCGGTTGCCCAACAGATCCAGGACATCATGGTCTTCGGTGGCCACCCCGAACTCACGGACCTCGACGACGAGCTGGACATCCTCTACAGGGGGCAGCTGTGAACCACCGCCTGTACCCGAATGCTGACCGTGCTCTGCGCCAGCTCGACCGTGACTACCAGGGGCCGCCCGTGCTCCAGATGCCGGAGTGTCTGCGGCCGATGGCGGACAGCTTCGACCGACTGCGCGAGGGCACGGAGCAGGCTGCCGAGCAGGGCTACGGGGCGGGCATCTACGTCCTGTCGATGCGGCGCCCTGGCGTTGTCAGTGGCGGCGCTTAAGCTGATCGGACCATCCGACAGCTGTCTAGCAAGTCGGGTTTGCTGCTGCCGCCCCCGCCGACGTAGAACCCCGGCGGGGGCGCTGCTCTAGGGAGGACTGATGCTGCGCCGCCTGCTCGCTCGTTTCCGCCGTGGCGGGTCGATGCCGTCGTACCGGTCCCGCCCAGGTGAGCAGCGGGTCATCCTGTCGCCGGGCCGGGTACAGCTTCCGCCGGGCGCCGAGGACCGCTTCCCGCCGGAGCTCATCGACCGCATCAACCAGGGGAGGCAGCCGTGAATGGTGACCGTCCTTCGCTGACAGGTGACTGGTTGCGCGACACGCGGCAGGCGTTGATGGAGCGCGAGAACGCGATCGTCCTGGGCGTGCTCCAGCAGCCTGACTATCCACCGCTTCCGGAGTGTCCGGCCTGCGGTATCGCACCGGAGCGCATCGACACCCGCCAGTCCGAGCTGAGGTTCGGTCGGCCCGATGTGCCGACGTTCATCGACTTCGGCCCGTGCGGTCACGGCTTCCAGATCTCCGAGGCGGAGATCCTGCGCGCCTAGCCCTCGACCGTCTCCGCGTGCCGGACGGCCCGCTTGAGCCTCATCTCAACCGTGTACCGGTCGACGCCCGCTTCGGCCGCGAACTGGGTGAGCCGCGCCTGTACGGCGGTCGCGGTCGCCACGGTCAGTCGTCCGGCTTGGATCTCCTCCCAGGCGGAACGTTCCAGCGCGATCAGATCCTCGGGGAAGTCGATGGTTGCCACGGGCGGGATCTTATGTGACTGCACGCGGCATGGTTCTCCATATTGAAAACCTGCGATGGATCCACTAGGGTTTCCCATATCGAAAACCTTGAAGGGGGAACCTCATGAGCCAGCCCACCAACCCCGGCGGCCGACCCGCGATCGGCCCCGCCATCAGCGTGGCCTACCCCGAAAGCCTCCTCGCCGAAGTTGACGCAGACGCCAACCGTCAGCACATGAGCCGCGCCCAGTGGCTCCGCGAAGCCGCCGCTGCCGCCCTCCCGCACCAGACCCTCCAGCGCAAGCCGGAACTGCAGGAGGCGATGGGCGACCTGGACGCGGATCTGGCTGGTCGGCGAGAGTGGGCCCTCAATGCCGAATACCCCCTCGAAGAGCGCACCTTCCAAGCCGAGGCGTACTCCTCCACCATCCATGAGCTGCGAACCCTGCTGGGCCAGATGCGGGACGCCCTGCCGAAGCAGGAAGCACGTGACGCCTACGCGCAGGCGGAAGCCTCGGAGCCGGAGAACTCGCTCGTGACCGCCAAAGCGTGGGGCCGGTCGAATGCGGCAGAGATGATGGACTCAATCCTGGACGCGATCACGATGATGCTGCCGGTCGATGGGGTCAGCGTCCGCGACCGCGCCGAGCTGGACGACCCGAACGAGAACCTCGACTAGAGCCGAGCCGCACTGGAAGCCCCGCCACCGTGCGGGGCTTCGTCACGCCGCTTCGGCGACGTCCCCGCGCTCGACAGCCCGGAGCGCGGCCAGCAGCCGCTGATACTCGGCCCGCTGCACATCCGTCAGCGCCACCGCAGGATGCCCGCGCCCATCAATCCAGAACGCGCGGATCCGCTCGTTCAGGTCATCGGCAGACAGCTCGCAGCCGTCCGGCGGGAGGGTGGGGGACATGATCCCGAGTCTATCGGCGGGGTCGGACAGCGGGCTATGCGTCAGCGCTCCGGTCAACTACGTACAGGCCCATGCCCCGGACGGACTCGATGAGGCCCTCGTCCTTCAGTACCTGCGTGGCTTTGCGGAGAGTGTCACGGGCGACCTCGTATTCCTGCTCCATCTCGACGGTGGAGGGGATCCGCCGACCTGGAGGGATCGTGCCGTCCTCGATCTGCCGCCGGAGATGGTCGGCGATCTGGCGGTACGGAGGTACGGGCCCCTCCCGGTCGATGATCAC